CCAGTGCTGGTACCAGATTAACCACAAGATGGGACGGAACCATAGTTCCAACCGATGCCGCAGCCCGGTCCTGGTGGACCAGTGGTTCCAACAGATCTGCACAATTTGCATCAGCAGGTACTGTGGCAGTTCCGTCATACTACACAAGAGCCAACTGCAATGGATCATCCAGCACCAACTCAGTTGAGGGAGATCACGGCACACCCTGTGCAGGACAAACATACGGTAAAACTTTTGGTTGGGCATACAATGCCAACAAGTGGTTCATTGATGCCTACGGCAGTTATGGATTTGGACTCAATGTAAATCTTTATTTTGACATAATGAAAATATTCCATGTCAACAAACCCATTAATCCAACATATGGTACAAAAGATCCCACAATCTCCAGCAACAGTTGGGGATTTAGAGCCACACAAGGCAGTACAGGATATTATTATTTTAGACAAGGTACATCTGGCACCGGAGGAGTAGCGTACGGTAGCAAACCGGCCTTTATGACCTATCTAGGATCTTCGGGCGACAGTGGCCGATTCAAAGGTGAGATGGTTACTAACTCACTCACTGTGGCTGGGGATGAATTAATAGCCAGTGGGGTTATATTTGTTGCGGCCGCAGGCAACAGCAACCAACAACAGTCTGGTTCAAGCAGTCCCAATTTCAACAACTATTGGTCCAGCTCAGCATCAACTCCGTTAACTAGTGCAACACATGATGAATTTGGATCTACTTGTTATAATACCACCAGTCGAAGAGGGTTTCCGCAACAGATAGGAAAATATACCGATGGTAGTGGAAATGTTGTGTATCCAGTTATCAATATTGGAGCATTAGATAAAAACTTCACAGCAGGTAGCCTAGAAAGAAAAGTTGATTACAGTGACATGGGAGATCAGATCGATTGTTACACCCCCGGAGATAACACTTTATCATCGGCAAGAACTCCGTATACCTCATACAGCCGATACGAGCAACGTGCCAGTGGCCTAACATCATATGATACTAGCTTCAATGGTACTAGTTCTGCATGTCCAACTGCCACGGGGTTTATTGCCACTGCACTAGAAACCAACAGATCATGGACCTGGCAAAATGTGCGGACCTGGTTACAGGGTTTAACAGAACAAGATGCCGCTACATTTTATCAAGGGCCCGACCCTGCCACAGCAACCAGCACAGACTGGAGTGACTTAAACAGCTTGATGGGCGGCACAAGAAGAGTGGCGTACAACAATATGGTCATGCTATCACTAACGGGCAATGGATTGGCAATAACAGGTAACGGAATTAGAATATCATTGGTTTAACAATGAATAATATACACACATAATCCAATCACAACATACTTTCCCAGAGCGATAAATAACATATAATAATGGAATCTTCGCTCTATGACAACTGTTAATTTAAATAGTGTAAACACAGGCAGTACAGCCAACTCTGGTGATGGTTCTACCATTAGAGATGCGTTTACAATTGTCAACTCAAACACCAACAAACTCAACAATCAGTTGAATGGTACTGCATCACAGGCCGACACTTACCAAGTAACCAATGTCAGTGCCACTGGCATTATCAGTGCCAACACCGGTGCTGTCTACGGATTAAATGTTTACGGTGGAATTGTTTTCTCCCGTGGATCAGAAGTGTTAACATCCAGCTCGGGTACATGGAACGGTGGCAATGTTAGTTTATATGGTATTTTTGCCAACACAGAACCCAGTACCAGCACAACAACAGGTATGCTTCAAGCATTTGGTGGTGTGGGTATTCGTGGCAACATCAATGTTGGTGGCACAGTCAACACTGTTGTTGGCAATTTGGCAGTTGGTGGTGTATTTTCTTCAGGTAATGCCAGTGTAGGAACTCTTAGCGCAAGTGGTGCCACCACAGTTGGGGCATTGACTGTAGCGGGTACAACAACATTTATTGGTAATGTCACTGTGGCCAATGCCACAGTGAGTGCAACACTAACTGGCAACACTGGTATTTTTACAAATCTAACAGGTACAAATGTTTCGTTTGGAACTTTACCGAATTTAGTGGTTGCAGGAACCAGTGCATTAAACACCGCAACAGCGGCCAGTGTACAGGCCAGTGCCATCGGCAACATAACACCGGGCTCAGGTGCGTTTACAACATTATCTGTCAGCAGTACCAGCGCACACACAGGTGCGGCAACATTCACTACACTTACATCAGGCGGAATACAATCCACAGCAATAGGTAACGTAACTCCTGGCTCAGGCGCATTTACATCTGTATTGGCCAGCAACGTAACTAGTTCTGGTAACTTGGTTACAACCAATGGATTATTTTGGGCCAACGGTATCAACGTGCTGTCAACATTTGCGGCCGCGTCGGCACTGTATGCCAATACCAATGTGGCAGCTTATTTGCCAATATACACTGGTGCTGTGCAGGCCAGTAGCATATTGCCCAATGCCAATGTCACTGCCAACATTGGATCATCTACTGCTTGGTTCAGTAATGTGCATGCCATAACATTCCGTGGAACGTCTACCACTGCACAATACGCTGACTTGGCTGAGGTATACGAATCTGACGTTGACTATGAGCCAGGTACAGTACTGGTGTTTGGCACAGATACCGAAGTTACTATCAGTTCTAAACACGAAGATAATCGTGTTGCTGGAGTAGTTACTACCAATCCTGCTTACTTGATGAACAGTGACGCTACAGGTGTGGCAGTGGCACTACAAGGTCGTGTACCATGTCGTGTTGTTGGCACTATTCGACGAGGTGACATGATGGTGACTAGCACAACTCCTGGCGTGGCAACCGCATGTATGCCACCGTTTGGACCACATATAGGTACTGTAATTGGTAAAGCCTTACAGAACTATGAAAGTAGCGAAGTTGGTGTAATTGAAATTGTCGTAGGCAGAGTATAACGTATGTCAAGACCAGTATGGATCACTCCCGGAGGTAATCTCCCTATACAGCCTGAATTAGAGTTTTACACACTGCCATTACAGGTTACGAATCCAACTGGATCACCTGTCACCTTTACTTTTTTATCTGGTGAACTGCCGCCCGGATTACAAATTATACGTTCTGGTATATTACAAGGTGTACCGGTTGTATTAGATCCAAAGCCCGACGCCGAAACACGCACATATAAATTCACAATTCGAGCCAGTTGCCAAACACCAGTTGTAGTAGTGGACCGTACATTTACATTTACAGTCAGCAATATACAACCACCAGTTATTGTTCCCGAGGAAGAGTTACTGGGCGAATTCTTTGATGGTACCAAAATTGATCTGGCTTTAGATGCCATAGAAGGAAATCCATCAGCTGTGTTGGTATGGGCCGTTAAAGATGGCGAGCTGCCGCCGGGTGTTGTATTAACTCAAGATGGTAGATTGATGGGATTTATTGGGCAGGCTGAATCGGTTACAACCGACGATAGACTTGGTTATGATGCAAGGCCGTCACAGGTACAAGTATTATTTTCTGCGGCCGCCAATGTCACTGTACCGGACAATCAATACTTTACAGGCAATGCACAACCATACAGACTAGAAACACAAACACCATTTGGTAGTCCGCAGTTGTATCAAGAACTGCCATACGACTATAGCACATCGTTATCAACTAATAAAAATTATTCGTTTACAGTACAGGTATTTGATGGAGCCAAGTACGATACACAAACATACACAATTAAGGTTGTTTCAAAAGGTTCTTGGTCTACCGACAATGATATAAACACCATTGATGATAATATCATCACCACAGATGCTGACCAGTTATATGTTCCAATTATAACCACTGCCATTACTAGTTTGCCTGATGTACGTGAAAACAGCAACTTTGCTTTCAAGTTCAGCGCAATTGATTATTACAATACTCCGTCTCTGTATTGGTCTAGTCCCGATATGAGCGGAAATACTAATATTGCCAACTTGATTCCTGGACTAACTCTTGATTCAACCACAGGTTGGTTGTCGGGCCACATTGGAAATCAAGCTGACTACAAGCAAACGTATACTTTTTATATAACAGCCGCCAATAACACACCAGGCACTAGTGTAATTACAGCAACATACGTTGCTGGCGGATACAGTAATACCAACTTGATTGTCAACAGCACCTCTGGTATCAGAGCTGGCATGTATGTACAATCTAATGTATACACCAACAGTCAACAAGTACTACGGGTGTTTAGTTCCAATAACACCTTAGAGATCTCAGGTGTTGCCGCTAGTACTCCTGCAGGTAATATAACATTCAATGGCACGTTAACCAGTGCTCCAGTTGAATACCAGTTGACTGTGTTGGGTGATGTTAATAACAAAATTGTTTGGGACACCGACAGCCTAGTTGGCACCATAGTCAACGGATCTATTAGTGAGTTAACCATTGATGCACACAGCACATTGTATGTTGATGATGCAACTACCCCCGGTAAAAAAATGGTTTATAAAATAGTACACGGTACTGACACAGATGGATCGGCCATAACAGACACAGGATACAATACTCCAACGGAAGTTAGTTTGCCACAAGGTCTGGAACTATTACAATCCGGGCATATTGCGGGACGAGCCTCGTTTAGACATTTCCAATTGGATGCTGGTGCTACATCAATTGATGGTGGCAGAACAAACTTTGATACCATCTACACATTCACAGTTCAAGCTGAATCTGTGGATCAGACAGTATCTGATGAAAAAACATTTACCATCAAGATTAGTAATTTATACAAAACACCTTACGAAAATTTGTATATGAAGGCACTAACAACGTTAGACCAGCGTAGATTATTCAATAACATTCTTAAAGATCCAACTGAGGGTGGATTGTTCCCTGACGATTTAATTTATAGACTTGATGATCCAAACTTTGGTAAATCTAAAGATATTAAATTCCTAGCAGTGCCCGGTGTTGCTCCCAGTAGTCTAGAAGATTATATGTCGGCCATGCAAAAGAATTTCCAAAATAAAACAATTAAGTTTTCGGAAATCAAAACAGCCATAGCCACAGATCCAAACAATAACTATGCTGTCAAATACGAAGTAGTGTATGCCGACATTGTGGATCCATTCAATCCAGATAATGCTGACGTAGCAATAGAGACTAATTTATATTCTACTGTAAATCATATCGAAAATCCATACTATGGCTCAAATAGTTCAGAGTATCATATACTAAATCCCAACACATTTGACAACATGGAAACTCGTATCAGTCAGAATTTGGGTTACAGCGCACAGGGTGTTATACCCGATTGGATGACTAGTGTGCAACAAGATAAAACTGTATTGGGTTTTAAACGTGCCATAGTGTTGGCATATACCAAACCTGGAGCGGCAAAGAAAATTGCCTGGCGTGTCCAGAACAAGGGCATCACGTTAGATACTATCAACTTCACTGCTGATCGTTACGTACTTGATAACATATTGAGTGCGTACTATAATGTTCCATCTGCTAATTTTGATTCAAGTAGACAAACAACTTTTGATTATTTGACTCTAGTAGATTCTACGTCGTTTGATGTAGTTAACTATGCGGCCGAACAAACATTTGCCAGTATCAACAATCAACATGTTTCTTATATCGATGCCCGAGGCGGTATTGATGGAGTAACAACTTTCAGAGATGGTGATCGATTGATATTTGCCAAGCAAGAAAATTTCACAACTGATTTTTCAAATGATGGTTGGATATACTACCGAGATTTATTTGTAGGAAATTATTCCGATGCAACTGATGATATTGATACAGCATATTTTGACTCTGCAGGATTTGATAGCTCGTATATTGTTCCGGGTTACATTGAAAAAGCCGCTAAAATACAAGAGCCTAGTTTAACTGGTGCCGTAACAGTTGGTAACCAGTACATCTATGTTCCGTATATTGTTGGTGTTAATTATGTTGGTAAGATGATTAAGGCCACTAGTTTTATTGACGACAATACTGTGATCACCAGTCAAGTTGCTGACAACAGCACAGGCACATTGAGTTGGCGCCTAACATTAAATCAGATCACCATTGGTACAACTGCTGTTGGTACCACTGTTAAAATTGAATCATATTTGGTAGTTACCGCAGTCGATGGCAATGTGATAACAGTTAATCCTGCATCATTCCCCAGTGATATTGGGGACAAGTTGGCCTTGATTGAAAATGCAGTATCTGGATATGGGATTGCAGAAGGTAGTAGAATTGCCAACATTGTTGATAATGTAATTACATTAGAAAACTATGAGTCCACATTTACAACCAGCATAAGAGTTGGTGATCTACTAGGTTATTATGTAGAGAACCAACGAGCAGGTATTTGGGAAATACAGGTTAACGAAACTACTGATACTATTCGGTTACAGTTTGTAAAAGAACTAAGCCAAGGATCTGTAGTCAAAGTGCTAGATGGTAGAAGTCATAGCCTAAGTTTCTTACAATATAGTCACAGTATAGAAAGCGGTCATACTGTACCAGATTTTAACAAAGTACCAAACGTTATCACGTTCAATGGCGCAGATGGTGGTAGAACTAGTTTTGACAGTAACGGAACAAAATTCCTTGATCGCAGAGATCAACCAATTTATATCCCAACAGTACCCGATGCCTGGGTTGCAAACACATACTACCCAGTGAGTAGCCGAGTACAATACCAAAATCAATATTACAGAGCCACCACAAATGTTGATGGGGCCGCGGTATTCCAGACTGGAAAATGGGAAAAATACAACGAGTTAGAGGTCACCGGAGAAACGTACTTGAAGTTTCCGCAACTTAATGTATTCAACTAAATATAAATATAGCTAATATCGGAGCACACATTTAATGTCATCAAACATAAACCCAAATAATATTAACGGTAATTTTCCCGTTGCAGGCCAGGACAATGACAGTCAGGGTTTTCGTGACAACTTTACCAATATTTTAAACAACTTCAGTTTTGCAGCCACAGAAATCAATGCTCTGCAAAGTACAACAGCTTCAGTTCAAACTGTTGTACAATCCAATGGCAACGTAGAAGCCTTTTACGGTAACATTGCTCAAGGGTTGACTGTAAATAACACTACACATTTAATTGGTGCGGCCACACTGGATGCTAATTTAACTGTTGCTGGAATTTCTGCATTTACTGGAAACATTTCAGTTGGTGGAGTGGCCAGTATCACCGGAAATCTAACATCAGCCAACCTAACCGTGGGCAATGTACGGTCCACCGGAAATCTTTCGTTGACCAACAACATGTCTGTGGGTGGCAATGTTGCTGTAACTGGCAATGTTGCTGTAACTGGCAATATTACACTGGCCAGTAACCTTATTGTAACAACTGGTACTGTGGTTGGTAATTTAACTGTAACTGGAGCTGTTACTACTCCCAATTTAATTATATCAGGTAGTACTATTGCATCTGGTGGCGGGGTACAATATAATACGCCATCGGCTAACTTTACGTATTCAATGAATAGTGGTATTAGTTTCTTTATACTAAATCCAACAACCTCAATTACAAACGGTCAAATTACCCTACCAACAGGTAATATTCAAGGTGCCATGGTAACAGTCCATACAACTCAGGCCATAACAAACTTACAGGTATTGGGAAATCCGGGCACTGTAGTAGTACCATCGGCTAACGTTTCACTGTCAGCTGGAAATGGATCACGATACTACTACCAACAGAGCGAAGCCAAGTGGTTTAAAATCAATTAATTGGTTATACTGAGTTTGACTCCTAGTGGGCTGTAGTGTATACTACTAGTTACTAGGAGTTTTTTTATGAAAATTGCTTTGAGTCTATATCCTACCCAGGTCATTGCGGAGAATGTAAATAAGTTAAACAGCCGCTATCATAGTGGCACGTTTGATCCACAGCACAAAAATAGAAAAGACGGAGATTTATAATGCATCCACTTAGCCCAGATTTAAGTACGCTCACAGATGATGAAGTTGCAAGAAAATTCAATGAGTTGAGCAAACGTCTGGGGCAAGCATATAGATCAGGGCCAAGTCAAATTATTCCACAGATTCAAATGCTTATGCAAGACTATCAACAAGAGCTTGGTAACAGACAGCAAAAACTAATGACAGAAATGGAACAACGTGCTGAGAAGAATGGCAAGGGATTTAAAGGTATTATTGATATCTCATGAAGTATAATCAATTTGGACAAGCATACACTGACACCAATGAACTGTTTGAACTACTGTACGAAAATCCCGACTTAGACATCAGTCGTTTCCAAGTTGAGGATCCGGGACAGTATAATCAAGCAAGGGAAATTACGTACAGTGATTTTCCCATTGTGCAACGCTATATGCCAATGGATTACAAAGAAGAAATACCCCTGGAGTTGTTTGATCACCATCAACAACAAACATGGTATATGCCAGAAGAATATAAAAAATTAGATGTTGCACAATGGTTAATGGATCAATGTGATACTGAACCAAAGTTACAGCGTGTTGGTCAAGAGTTATTACTATATCAAGAACGTGAGTTATTTGATTTATTGCGTTACCTAAAATACTTTGTAGATACCATGCGAACAAATTCGGTGGTATGGGGACTAGGTAGAGGTAGTAGTGTAGCCAGTTATGTGTTATACTTGATTGGAGTACATAAAATAGACAGCATGTATTATGATTTAGACGTGACTGAATTTTTAAGATAAGTATACATATAACGGAGAACCATATGAGTAAACACATTTATACCACAGCACAAGGCAAGCAAATCGACATCGAAGGTTTGCGTGTTGCCAATGAAGAAACTATTGCAGTTGGCAACATGAAGGTCAATGCACGAGGAGACAAACTTGGAGCAGGTGGGCGAGTTGCTGAAACTCGGAATCAGTCACAAGATGCATATTATCGCCTAAACACACAGGTGCCGCAAGAAATTGCCAATCCCGATTCCGAAGTGGCTGTTAGACAACAAGCCAGATCTGGCGCCAAGGTAACACAGGGTACACCAATGCCTGAACCGTTGGCCGAAGCGCCAACAGTAGAAGCTGACCAAGAAGAAATTGTGTCACCGACTACACCAGCAGATCCAGTTCCGCAGTTGCGTGGATCCCTGGCTTCTGCAGTGGCCGCACCCACAGTACACAAACAAGAATTACTCAAAGACCCACGTAAACCAACAGGACCCGCAAGGATTTAATATGCCAGTAGAAGAACCGTTATTTCAAGCCAGCAACAAATATAGAGCAACAAATCAAGTTGACGGTGTTAGAGCATTACATGACCATGTGATCGTGCGAGACATGAACTTTGGTGCAAGAAAGTTAGCCAGTGGTATTTTCTTACTCAACGACGATGGCAAGACTGAAGGTATTCGCCCACGTTGGGCCCGGGTGTATGCTGTTGGTCCCGACCAAAAGGATGTTGCTGTTGGTCAATGGGTGTTTATCGAACACGGACGCTGGAGTCGTGGCATGGAGGTTGAAATTGACAATGAAATATTTACTCTACGCAAAGCAGATACTAAATGTATTATTTTTGTCAGCGATGAAGAACCCACTGAAGATGAAACTATCAGTGATGCAGTAATGGCAGAGCGTAAATCAAGAGATTGATGTGATGATCATCGACTGGAATGTGGATAAAGTCATTGCTGATTGTCAGAAAATGTATGCGGCCGCTAACGATCCATATGTAACAGGTTGGAACAATTGGCCCTGCAAACAAGACTTGTATCGTGTAAAATTTGCAGTAGATGAGATGCTGGCAAAAACTTCTAAGTTTAGCGGTGAAGAAGAATGGTTAGAAGCATTAGAAAAAGAAAAAGTAATTAGGATATTAAAAAATGGAAATTGAAGTGCAACCCAAAGATACAAGTCGGGGACATTTTTATGTTAGTCTTGTAAAAAGTATTATCCGTATTGGAGCAGGAGGTTGTTTAATTATTGGTAACGTATTCTTTGCAGGCTTTTTATTAATTTTTGCAGAACTATTAGGAATTATTGAGGAACTGGTATGAGTAAAGGGTCTAGTCCAAGACCATTTAGTGTTAGTCAAGCGGAATTTGACAATCGGTTTGATGTCATCTTTGGTAAAAAGAATAAAGCCAAAGACATTGACGATTCAACGTTAAACGTGTATAATGATGAACGACTAGTGTCAAAGTTTGACAAGATGGTTGTTATGGCGAACGAATACTACGACTTAGAAACGAAAGAAACAGATGAAAGAACTTTGGACGGAAAAGTACAGACCCCGGACAGTCAGTGATTATGTATTCACCGACACCAATCAAAAACAAATTGTTGAGTCGTGGGTTAAGGAAGGTACTATACCGCACATACTGTTAAGTGGTAGTCCTGGCACAGGCAAGACCACACTGGCTAAGGTGTTGATTAACGAATTGGGCATTGATGAGTTTGATGTGCTACAGATCAATGCTAGTCGTGACAACGGTGTAGACTTTATCAAGAAGAGTGTGGAAGGCTTTGTGCAGACCATGCCGTTTGGCCGGTTTAAAGTTGTACTAATGGACGAGGCCGACTACTTGAGTCCACCGGCACAGGGCATCATGCGTGGACTATTAGAGACCTACGCAAGCCAAGCTCGCTTTATCTTTACTTGTAATATGCCACACAAGATCATGGATGCGCTACACAGTCGTTGCCAAAGTTTCCACATTGACAAAAGCGATGTAACTGAGTTTACTGCTAGGGCCGCAACAGTATTGGTCACAGAAGGTATGGAGTTTGATCTAGATACTCTTGACAGTTATGTCAAAGCTACATACCCAGACTTGCGTAAGTGTTTGAACTTGTTACAAAGCAACACAACAACCGGTGCATTGAACCGACCCAGCGAAAATGATCGCGGAGTCAAAGACTGGAAATTGGAAGCAGTTAACTTTATGAAACTGGGTGCTATCCGTCAAGCCCGTAGTGTAATTTGCACACAGGCCGCAGTAGAAGACATCAACGAAATGTTTCGCTGGATGTACGACAATCTTGAAATGTGGAGCAAGACTCCCGAAGGTCAAGACGAGGCCATACTGGCCATACGCAAAGGAATGGTTAACCACTCAATGGTTGCCGATCCGGAAATCAACTTGAGTGCAACCTTAGTGGAGTTATGTCAAATTGACAAATAAACACGACATTTATCTAGTGGCCTTTTACGGCATGAAACCACGCAAGGGTGTCAACACATCTGTCAAGGGTTGGATGGCGGATAAGAACAACTTGCAGTATGATGAGAAGGTAGAGATTACACGGGGGCAAAAGAAAAGCAGTTCTCTTGCCAATGTGATTTTGAACCTGAGTCAAAAGAGTGTTGAGCGCAACACATTCAATGACGACAGAGATTTTAAAAGTTTCTTTAAATATTATTTTGGTGGGTACGACCAATACATCACCGCAGTAATGAAACAACTCGACCCCACTTATCTAACAGCAATATTGGATGAGTTAGAAGCAGAAATGAAAGAAGCTCAAGCCAATGAGCAACCTGCCCAGTAAGACATTTTGCATCCTGCCGTGGACGCACTTCTTCCATGACCCAACGGGCAAAATAAAACCCTGTTGTGCGGCTACTGGTGATTTTGGGAACATACGAGACTTCACTGATGCTGATAGTGTAGCCAACACTGAAGCAATGCGTCAAGTACGTGTCGACATGTTAGCAGGCAAAGAACCCCGGGCCTGCGCTGGATGCTATCAAGAAGAGTCGCATGGTATTCCTAGTTTTCGTAGTGCAAAAAATCAAGACATTGATCATTTAAGCATTAATGTTGATGGTCTACTAACAAAAACTTCCGCAGATGGGCATTTGCAAGACTTTGCCATGCAGTACTGGGACATACGTTTCTCGAATATTTGCAATTTAAAATGTCGTATGTGCGGTCCTGATTACAGTCATACATGGGGCAGTGATTCTGTTGCAATGTATCACAAGCCTGCTAAAACAAACTATGTTATTCATGCACTTGACGAACAAGTAGATATGCTACGCTATGGCAATTTAAGTCAACTCAAAGAGGTTTATTTTGCAGGAGGCGAAAGTCTATTTCAACAAGAACATTGGGAGTTGTTGGATCAATTAATCGCATTAGGTCTAACAGATATTAGATTAACATACACCACCAATTTGACCAAGTTGCAATTTGGGCAACGTCGACTAGAAGAATATCTAAAGCACTTTACCAATGTGCTGTTTATTGTCAGCGTGGATGCAACCGAACAGTTGGGAGAATATATACGTTCGGGATTGGACTGGAATCTACTGTTAAACAACATCAAAACAATAAAACAGTTTCCGGGTGTGAAGATCAAGTTTAACTGTGTGGTCAGTGTGTATAATATCTTATACTTGGATCAAATGTTAGATTTTGCTTACATCCACGGCAATGCATTTGACCCAATTGATTTAACTCCTTGCCATCATCCGGTAGAATTAAACATTACAAATTTGCCACCAGAATTAAAAGAATTAAGTAAGCAACGTATACAATCTAGTCCACACTATGGCAAACAACAGATACGAATAAATGGAATTCTTAGTTACATAAACGAACCCCCGCAATCAACGTGGGATAGCACTATACAATTTACAAATAAACTTGATCAACTTAGGAATGAAAGTGTACTAGTGGTAGTACCAGAATTCGAGCAGTATTGGAAGTAAGGAAGTAATATGAAAAAGTTTCACATGAGGGATGCCGGCGAACGAGGCTGGTTTATAGGTCAATTTGACCGTGCAGTTTTTAAAACTGATGCTTGCGAAGTGGCGTTTCAAACCAACTATAAGGGTGAAGTCAGCGAACCACACTATCATCGAGTTGCCACAGAAGTCAATTTGATTACTCGTGGTCTGGTTAGAATCAACGGTGAGATGTATACCGCGGGACAAGGCGTAGTTTTTCATCCGGGCGATGTTGCTGAATGCGAATACTACGAAGATACTGACACCTTGGTAGTAAAAATGCCCGGAGTGCTGAACGATAAATATATAGTATGAGCTATTTAAAAGACATGTACAAGATCAAGAAGAAGCGGCCCGTGGACCCCAATGCACCACCGCGTCCAAATTTGATGACACACGAAGTTAAACTTCGCACAGCACAACAAACCATTGATGCAATGGAAACACAGGTGCGTGTAATGGCCGCACGAGTTGAAGCACTTGAAGCCAAGGCCCGTAGTCAAACACAATATCTGCAGGCCTTACACGACCAAGTTTCCAAACGCCGATAAACGGTTGACTCGAAAAGGTATCTTTAGTATACTAGTGGCTTAATAACAAAAAGGAGCCACAATGTTATTCAATGCTGTCCCAAGTAGTACTTTGTATTTAAAAGTAAACTTCAAGCGTAAACCTTACTCAAACACCATAAACACCCTGCGTATTGTAGCACACACATTCGCAGAATTTACTGCCAACAAAGCCCTGTTTCTAGTAGATTTAAACCCCGACAACGCCACTTTAGCCCAAATAAATGCAGTCGTAGAAACTCTGCGTGTTCGTGCTAATGCTCTTAATACCAAAGTATTAATGCCCAATGCCGTTTACAACAAGCTCGCCCTGCGAGAGTAACACTATAGTAGTACTACAAAAGTACTACTTCTTCCATTTGACACCAAATGGAATCTTTTGTATAATAGTGGCATAGTAAGTAAAAAGGAGCCCGTAATGAAGACCAGCACAATCGAACAGTATGTTAAACAGAAAAATGCATGGAACTCAATCTTTGGTAAAAAAGAGCTCAGTCTGCTCAACACCAGTGATCGTCAGCGTATTGCTGATATGCTTGGGTCAGACCTTAGTCCCGAGAACCTAACTTGCGATGGCGAAGTGCGTGGCAGTGCATTACAGCAAAAGGCTCGCTTCTTGAACCGTGCCGCAGAAGAATTGCTCAGTATTGATTCTAACCTTGTTGTGGAGTATTAAAATGAAAATTATCTATAATAGCATATTGTCAGGTTGGTTTATTGTGCGTGGAGCACATCAAACCCCAATCAGTGGTCGATTCGACACTCGAGAATTGGCCCTGGCACACCTGCGTAGACGCAACCCTTTACATACTGGAGTCTAAAATGAACCCGTCAGTACAAATTTCGTTGAACCGTATAGGAGATCGAGAAATCTCTACTGTGTTGTTGTACAGATTTGACAACGAACCCCGGGTGTGGGAGACTTGTATTTTTGAAGATAATGGCAACTCGGATGTTGTGGCTCGCTATGCTACCGAAGCAGAGGCCATTGCAGGTCACAATAAAATCTTTATGAATGAAATAACAGCAGAGGTATAATCATGGCCAAGCAAGATTTTCCAAAATTTGAAACTGCAGAAGTGCTGGCTGTAGCACAGGCCATCTTCAGACTTGAAGGTAACAAGATAAATCGCGGTGACTTTGACTTTGTGACCAAGAAGCCGCAGGTGTCCAGCAAAGAGCGTATTGTTGCACATTTCAACAATACCACCTCAATTGCAGTAACTGATGCCGATTGCGAGACAGCCAGTACCATTGCTGGTTACATACAACAACGAGTGATCATGGACACCTTGATGCAAAAAGAAATCAGTGATTTTATTGCAGACATCAATACCATTGTCAGCAGAGAACATGTACACCAATTTGACCTGGGCCGTGTGGTATGGGCACCCAAGTTGTATGCCGACATGTTGCAACAAAGCAATAACCAAGAAGACATTGCTCAGTATGCCATCACCAGCGGGTATGTGGGTCGGGTCAAAGAAAAGATCGAATTAGATTTTACGGTGATCAGTGCCAAGTACAATCGTGAATACGAATGCTTTAGGCACCTGGGACACGATGGTGCAGGAAACTTGATTGGCTTTTTAAATAAAAAATCAATCAGTAATGGACGCATACAGGGCCGTGTCAAGTCACAGGCCATCAGCAAGTACAACAACAATGGCAAGGTAACTTATCTCAACTATGTTAAGGAATTGGAGTAACACATGGGCTTAGACATGTACGCATACACTGCCGCCAAAGCAGAGGCAGACTATGAAACAGAACAGCGTGAAATTGCATACTGGCGCAAGCATCCTAACCTGCATGGTTGGATGGAACAGTTGTGGCGATACAAAATGCAAGCAGACAATCGTGATCCAGATCAGCACACCTTCAATGGCATTGAGCTAGAACTTGACTGGCAGGACATGGACGAACTTGAACGGGATATCAATGAAGGCAAGTTGCCCGAAACCTCAGGATTCTTTTTTGGCAACGATGCAGACGAGCATTATAAAGAAACGGATCTTGCATTCGTTAAACGGGCCCGAGCAGAGTTGTTCTTGGGGTTGAAAGTGTTTTATAATAGCAGTTGGTAATGAAAAAAATCTTTTACGAAAAACGGGGCCGCAGATATTATCCTGTATCTGAGTATGACAGTAACCTTATAGATGGGTTGCCCAAAGGCACACATCTTGTTGATGTCTACCCCGGTGGACAATCAACTCGTTACAATGTTGATCCCAACCATGCGGCCTTGATTGCGGCAGGCCGTGTGGCAGAAGATGCCATGTGTCGGGCTCTGCACAACGCCAGTGAAATTCGACCAACAACCAGAGCTCTTACACCGGAACAACGCAAAGCCTGGAATCAATTGATCCGGGTATTTGGTGAAGATGCTAGGTGTTTAAGCAGGGCAAGTAGTCGTGACATTGCCGAAGCAGGCATTAAGGCCTTGCAAACAGAAGCAGATCAATTGATGACGCACGAAAGTGTCAGGCAGGCATTCGATCATTTTCAGTTGGTGTGTATGCTTACAAAGGAGCAAAAAAATGAGTGAAGTAACTTGTAGAGATTGTGTTCATAATACAGCCAATTGGTTGGATCGACTACTCAATACCAATTATTATTTCTGGAACTGTAAGTTGACTTGGAGAGAACCCGAGTACAATCCAGTTAACGGAACAACCAGCAAAGGTCGTTATGAGAGTTGCAATGTTGCCCGTGTGCGAGAAGAAATATGTGGCAAGGGTGCCAAAGCTTGGCAACCACGCGGCAAGAACAACTTTCTTGTTTATTTAAAAAGGATCTGACATGGATGCTAAAGATTTTATTAACGATATCGAAATTGGCATGAAGGGACTTGGGGAATTTGAAGTACAAATTGAAATCCCCGAAAATTTCACCTTCTACGGAGAGGTACCTTATACCATGCACATTGTAAACAGAACTGCATTAGTAACTGTTCCTGCGTCAAGTGTGGAACAAGCTCGGGAATTGGCTCTAGCATACTTTGCAGGTGGGGTAGATCTAGATGAGTAATCTAACACGATACTTCGAGCGTAGAGATGCAGACTTGCCTAAGCCCCGGTACAACTCCGGAGATAGGGTGTTTGGGCACTGGAATCGGATTCCTTTCATTGGAAGTGTGGTTCGAGAGATAGCACCCTTGGCGATGATACAAGTTGACTTGCCCATCAAGTATGAAGGTACTGTACACAATATCATCTCTCCTCGTCTCAAAGATATCAAACGATTGGTGGTCGTGGGTGACTGAAGATCAAGAACACATGTGGGCCATGTTGAAATCAGAGCCACAAAAATTATGCCATGCATGGGCAGATCAACTAGTGGCTTGCAAGTCTGACGCAAAAGCAATGAACGCATTGGCAGATGATTTTGTATACTACATGCTAGATCGATTTAGTCATGTTGATACTTGTAGGGTCATAAAGACTTGGTTGACTGTGTACAAACTGCCCATCGAACCAGAGCATATTACAAGTTTTACTCGGTTTCATGTCAATTGTGGTCAATTTGTCGTAGACCATGCTGAGACCATAACTGCGTTTGAAAGGAAACAAAATGGATGACCGTGATGCTATCAAGCAACGCATGGCTGAACTCATGCAACCCATACATCAACAAATTCTAATGTGTGATGATCGTAAAGATCAATTGATGATGGCCAGTGCCATGTTGATAGCGGCCAAGGACCTGTTTGATCTCCATATTGGAGAATCAGGTCGACGAACAATGTTTAAGGACATGCTAAAATGAAAGATAGAATTATACTTGTAGATGCTGATGGTGTGCTACTCAATTGGGAGTACGCATTTGCTGTCTGGATGGAAACACACGGATTCAACAAAGTTCCCGGCAGTGATTTCAATTACAACATCGGAGAACGATACGGGATTGGACATGACCAAGGTCGTAAGTTGATCAAGATCTTCAATGAAAGTGCCGCAATTGGATTCTTACCTCCGTTACGTGATGCCATGTACTATGTGAAACGACTACATGAAGAACACGGCTATGTGTTTCACTGTATCACTAGTCTAAGTCTAGATCCTGCCGCCGGCAAACTGCGTGAAATGAACCTTGCCAAACTGTTTGGTAAAACAGCATTTGAACGAGTTGTGTGTCTTGACACTGGTGCTGATAAAGATGAAGCACTTGAACCATATGAGAATACCGGTTGTTGGTGGGTAGAGGACAAGCCCGAAAATGCCATGGTTGGTCACAATTTGGGCTTGCGTAGTATACTAATAGAGCATGGTCACAATATGCACTTCTATCATGATGCTATTCCTGTTGTAAAAAACTGGCGACAGTTGTACGAACTAGTGACTGCCTAAGTACCGCACTCAGTGTTACATTGGGTGAGTTGGTCTCCGGACCAGCTTTCCTTGACTAAATTAAACCACTCAATAGCCTGTTCTATGCCAACTTCAAGTGCATTGTTACTAGCCGGCAACATTTCTAAAATGCGATCATTGCCCAAATGATACATGGTACGTGGATAAAATCCCAACCAACAACAGGGACTTACTTCGCCTGTGGCTGATACATACACTGATCGCTTGGTAACACTTTTACAACTAATTTTTTTTGGTGTTACTGGTAGACTACGTTTACCATCACGTCCATCGGAGTGTATCCATAATACTCGTTCAAATGCCACAGGTTGATCATGTGAGCCTATGTGATGTCGGAACCTACCTTTTTGATCAAACACTGGAAAAGCATTGCGCCCATGATCAACAAACTCAAAATGCTTAAATCCCATTTGCTGACTTAACTTATAGCAATCCTGCTCTTGATGCTGGTTGTGATCAAACTTAATCATCTTCCATACAGCGTAGCCACCAGCTTGTATAAAGGCCAAGGCGTTGTCTATAACCGTGGCCCACTTGGTTTGCTGTCGATATAACTCATGAGTGCCTTCTAATCCGTCAAGACAAAATCTCACAATCACATTCAAGTGTGCTAATTCAGCCCAAATGTCAGATTTAATACCAGCGTTTGTACTAATATCAATTATCAGTTGTTTATTATGTTGTCTAAAGTATTTCACAATTGCTAGGCCTTCACGAGCTGTAATAAAGTCGCCTAAATTTCCGTTGATGTTTATTGCTGTTAACTGTTTAAGAAATTGGGGGGTGAATATTTGTTCCGCTTCAGCCAATGTCATGTCATGAAGAGGAAAATCGTCGATTACATCAACACCGCATAAATTACGAGGACAACCAGGACAAGCGGCGTTGCACCTGGTTGATATTTCTAAATGAACATGTCGGATGTCGGAATATGTGTACATCCAATACTTATATTAGATCTCCTTGTAAATCTTTAAAATTTCCAGTACAGCAGGGTGGCGCTGAATATCGCGTCCCCCAAATTCTATACCTGCAACATAATGACAGGACTCATACTCTTTTACTAGCCTCTTAAAATCTAGTAATCCGTTTTCGCTCTCACGGCGGTCGGTTTGTTGAGTATCGCCTGTAACAACTAGTTTGCTTCCTTCACCAAGTCGTGTCAACAGCATTTTCATTTGGTTTGGTGTGGCATTCTGCATTTCGTCAGCAATGATCCACGCATTTTTAAATGTCCGTCCACGCATGTATGCTAGGGGAGAAATCTCAATCAACTGGTCTTCTAGCATAGCATTGATGTCCTGAGGTCTATAATATTCTCCAATGTAGTCCATTATAGGTCTAGTCCATGGTGCCATTTTGGCATTAAGATCCCCCGGAAGGAATCCATGCTCTTCATCATCCACGCCAACGGCAGGGCGTGTAACAATGATCTTTGTACACTCGCCTGTTTGGTAGGCCTTCAATGCGGCCAATACAGCCATCATTGTTTTGCCAGTACCGGCAGGGCCAGTAGCAAATACTATTAATTTATCGGGATTGTCCAGTAACTCTATATAATCTTCTTGGGTGCGAGTTCTAGGTACTAAATGAACTTTGCGCGGTTGCTTCCTGTAATTATCTAGTTGAAGTGGTTTGTTTACTACAGTTGGCAGGGGATCTTGAAATTGCTGAGCCAGAGCTCGGTTATTACGCCGTTTAGACAAATGTTTCTCCTTATGGTTAACGCTGAAAATGTTTGAACTTTGCATCTTTGCGTAACTGGCAGTTGATGCCAGCTACAAAGATATTTAAGGAGCGGGGCCGGTGCCAATTAACGGCATGTTTAAATTTATAAAACAGGCATAAGTATTAGGCTAACTTAGAGTACACAAAGTACAGTCTATCATTAGCATCCTTTTTAAAAGTTTCTAATTTAAGACTGTACTTGTCTTCAAACTCTCGAACTATTTCAAATGTCCAAGGAAATATATCAACGTATGGTCCAGTTTTGTGCGGAATACCTGGATTGGCTCGCAGAAAAAATGAGCCACCTGCCCGAAGCATATTAACGCATTTTGCAAAGCGAGCTTCAATTTCATCCCGGCTATTAAAGTTAATGCTACCTAGGGCAATGATAACATCATGCTCACCGACATAGTCAAGAATGTCAACCATATAATCAGCGCAGTTGTTGTAGGGATCAATCCCTACCAAGTTATTGATTCGCCCTTTGAATGGGTGATATCCACAACCCACGTCTAGCACACTCTTGGGATTCAGCGCATTGATTTCATCTACTAGATGCCATCCGGTATAATCATAGTCTCCGGTCCGGGGTTTCCAAATCTCACCAAAGAATCGGTTGATGTAACGTTCACTAAGATCGTGCGTGATATCTTTAAGCGTTCCAACGTAGTCACAGGGCAGACTTAGTTCTGCTTCCACAGCATCTTTAAATTTGCTGTAGCGGGCAGGAGTCCATGGTAGCGTATCCACTACAGTAGTTTCGTCTATGACTATGTTAGAGTACTTGGGTAAATTAAATGCTTCTTGTAAATTTTTTGTTAAGAGTGCAAAAATTTTAGTATTCATTGAAATTTTTTCCTATTTGATAAATAAATTTGCACCAAGTGCAATTTTTCTATAAGTATTTAATCAAAGGAACTACACATGAAAAAACTTCTTGCCCTATTGGCATTACTTCCCGCTTTGGCTTTTGCATGGCAACCCACACGGCCAGTTACTGTTATATTCCCAAATGGACCTGGTGCGGGAAATGAAATCTCATTTCGTATAGTGGCCAGCATAGTCGAGCGTGAAACAGGAGCTAAATTCAATCCCGAGTATCGCCCGGGTGCCGATGGCAACATTGCCATTAACCACTTTGTTACGGTGCCTGCAGATGGACACACCATAAGTGTGCCAGCTTGCCAATCAAATTGGGTCACTCCTGAAATATGGTACTCTAACATGGTCAAATACAATCCCATGGATCTAGAGCCTGTGGCCAATATTGCTCGCAGTCCCTTGGCATTCTGGGCCACGCCCAAGAGCGCAATTAATACTCCCGATGAATTAATAGCACTTATTCGCAAAAAAGAACGGCCCATAACATTTGCTATTGGTGGCGGCGGGCACAGACTGGCAGTGGAATATCTAGTAGATAAGCTACGTGTACCTGGTGGAGATCGGGTAGAAACTGTCATGTACAAAGGTCCTGCACAGGCATTGTTAGATGTCATGGGCGGCCATGTTGAGTTTGCGGTCACTCCTGTTGCTGTGGGCTACCCACATGTACAAGCAGGCCGACTACGACTAATTGGTATTGCAGACACACGCATATTACCTGGTTTAGAGAGTGTACCTTTGATGAGCCGTGCCGCGCCGGGGCTAAGTATACACGGCTGTTGGAATATTGTATTACCACCAGGTACGCCACAAGACGTACAAACATGGTATCACGAAAAATTTGTACCTGCCATACGCTCAGCAGAAGCCGCTGAAAAGTTTCGTGAAAACATGATGTATATCACGCCCGAAGAACACACACCTGCAGGTGTACGTGTCGCTATGCTAAGATTACAACAAACTTGGCAACCTATCGCTAAAAGGATTCGACCAGAATGAAATATATTTTTGTAAGTGGAGCCCCGGGCTCTAAGTGGAGCTCTGTAGTTAAAAACATTTACTACAGTCCTGATGTTGATTCAAGTGACTATAGTGAAGCTAGAACATATCGACATGACGCTACAGGCACAATGGAGTTATTACACATGGGTGTATACTGGGGTCCGGCTATGGAATTTGGCAACCATTTTGAACGTTTGGATCAGTACACACGTGAACAAAACGAAGCAGAGTTTGATGCTCCGTTTTCAGGCTCAGGTGTACGCATTATTAAAAGTCATGTGTTTGGTTATCACATTGACTACATTAAAAAGACCTGGCCCGATTGTCCCATTGTGCTAGTGGATCGTACCGACGATGCTTGTCTAGGTTGGTGGGTCAAGTGCGGAGAATTTAAAATAACATATCCATTATATAGAGATTACTATAAAGATCTTCGTGAAATGTCTGCGGCCATTGCCCGAGAAAATCGTGGCAATAGGCAAGCCGCAAGAGATTACCCAGGACGGGTAGTAGAAACCAATAGACAACTAGCTAGAGTATGTGGTATTCAAGTTCCTGCACCTGAATACTATCAAGACTATATTGCGTCCGACATAAAGGTAACAGTGATATGAAAAGCAACTGGGAAGCAAGTCGAGCACGAAGTGATTATCACTTTAATCCCGGCATTAAAGACAATCCAATGGACGTCATGCAGTACCTGGGATACGTTACTCCCATATGGACTGCTGACATTGAAGATATTGTTGCCAATGCCAAGCCCGCAACATGGGCCACACGTGGTTACAAAGGTGAGGGTATTATGGCCCCGCGTGAAGATCTTGCCATGGAAGAATACGACTTAACCAGTCATGGCATGAGCCGGGACTTGCCTATAACACATCTTAATTGGCGCATACCCGAAAGTCTACAACGACTAAGCGATGAGTTTGGATTAGCAGACTGTATGGATCGTATTCATGTACAGATGCCTGGCGAAATTTGGAACTTACATCTAGACAAGTTGTCAAAATGGGCACCAGATGATCCTACAAATGTCGTACGTATTATGATACAGTTAACCGACTGGGCGCCAGGGCAGTTTTGGGAATATGGCAACTATCATTATCACCAATGGCATGCTGGAGATGTAACCACATTTGATTGGGCCAACATACCGCATTGCACAGCAAATGCTGGGTTCCATCCCAGAGTTACATTTCAGATCACCGGTGTTAAAACCGAGCAAACACAAGTCATGCTAGATAGGTTACATCATGGTTGACACTCCGTTACGTAGTCTAGCAAAAGCAATAAGCTGGCGAGTGACCGGAACTGTAGATACATTTATCATCAGTTGGCTTATTACTGGACAAGTATTACTAGCCAGCGGGATTGCACTGACTGAAATAATGACTAAAATATTCCTATTTTGGGTCCACGAGCGTGTTTGGAATAAGATTTCCTGGCAAAGACAACAACAGTAGATATATTGTTGGGCTAAATAATATATCAGCGGAATAAACCATGGCCAACCATATTAAAGATGTAATACAAAACACCAAAGAAATCTACATGAGTGATAGTGCTCTAAGCACCCTTATGGACTTTGAGCGTGTACTAGACGAACTAGACATGTATGTGTTTAAGAATTGGAAGGCGGGCGAATTGGTAGCAGGTCCTGCTTATGAAAAGTATTTTATAACCTGTACATTCATGTGGCCGCACCGGTTAATGCCCGACCCGCGCGGAGCAGATCGTTTGATGGAATACGACTGCGAAATCAAGTGGACCAAGGATGTGTTAGAATATCCTGTTACGGTCAAAGAGCCCGGTGATTTTAGGCCTGGCACTAAGATGCCTAGACTGGGAAAAATTCCGGTATGGCTAGTGGAAATTACCATGCCCAAGAAACTAATGTTTGAAATTGAACGTGGATCACTGGAATTAGAAAGCGAAAGTGTAGAAGCAGAAGATGTCGAATCAGCTTACGAAACTGGCGCAGATGATTTAGAAGCACAAGGACAAGCCGCAGGAGCAACAGCACCTGCCGCGCCAGCACCCGCAGGAGCACCTGCACCAGCACCGGTGGCATAATATGAAACAATTATTTGAAGGCCTAGAAACAGGCGACTTAAAAAGATTAATACACACAGAACTGCACATTGACGAGTTTAAAAGCAAGTTGGGAGCGGATGAAGATACTGTGGTGATCAGTTTCAAAGTCAAGGGCAAAGAGCCTGCACAAGACCTAGTCAACTTTATTGAAAAAGGTTACGAGTGGGTTATTGATGCAGATGTCAGTTCAGGAGAAATGGACGATGGCGATTTTATTGTTTTCATTGAATGTGATCGTACTCCCAAATTGGCACAAGAGCTTGTTGAAATGATGGAGGACATCATGAACATCACAGAACAAACGGCAGAAGATTGGCGTGTACGTTATTACACCAGCCAAGAAGATCACAAGCTGGATGTAGACAGCCTACGCAATTTAATTCCCAGTACTCCCGAAGAGTATGAACGTAAATTTGGCCACAAAGACCAAGAGCACAAAGAAAAAGGTGACGACCGTGACCTGGACAACATGCGCTCTGCGGCCGGCATCAAAGTTAAAACCAAAGCACCCAAAAACGAATACACTGAAAGTCTAAGGATTGCGGCCGGTATTCGTTAAAGTCAATGATTGACCTAATTACTGTTGTATTTCAACAAGAATTAAATTTCTTAAAGGTTCAAGCACAGTCCATAGAACTATACATACAGCAAGCGGATCTTGGCAACATTTATGTTGTTGTCAATGATGATGATTCTGTTGTAGATCTAATAGACTCTCGATGGTGGGGCATAAACCAAGCAAAAGTCAAAGTTATATCGTATAGTTGTTGGAACTACTCAAGTAGAATCAACGGATGGGAAAACCAACAACTGTGTAAATTATTAGCGGCCGGTTCAGCTGAACATGAATGGAGCATGAGCTTAGATGCCAAGACTTGGTTTGTGCAACCCGTGGACTTGACAAAACTGTTTGATGATCAAGGGCGTGTTACTGCTGGAACAGTTCCTGTGTTTACTGTATTTGATAGTAGTAAAGAATTCCTAGAAAAGTATTATGCGGTTAGCATGCCTAACATCATTGGTCCACAGGGTGTGCCATTTGTATTTCATACCGCAACAGTTAAAGAACTAATAAACAGCCATCAAGACTTTACGGAATTTTTTCAAACCAACGTTAGGTATCCTCACTTGATTACTGAATTTCATTTGTATTCTAGTTTTGTGCTGTCTAGAGATACCACCTACGAACATTTATACAATAAAACCCAGTATTATACCTGTTGCAACATTGCTGACTCTGACGTTGACAATTTTGATCAACATTATGCCAGGATGCTGTCTGACAAAAAATTACTGACTGCAAGTATACACCGTCGTGCTTATCCGTTATTAAATTCAAAACAATTAATAAACTGGACACAATTCTTACTCCAACGAGGGCTAAATATTAGAGCTATCCTAGGAGAACAGCAATTATGGCATTCGAATTTGACTTCACTGTCGCCCAACTAAAACAAATCGTCCCTGGTAATCCCTATATCGATCATTGGTATGAGGCATTGTCGGAAATATGTCCCGACTACGACATCAACACACCACAGCGCCTGGCGGCTTTCTTAGCCCAATGTGCTCATGAGTCAGGTGGCTTCAAAGCAATCAAAGAAAACTTAAACTATAGACCAGCAACCCTGGTCACGTTGTTTAAAAAGTACTTTGACCAACCCACAGCAGAACGCTACTGCGCCATGCCCGACAAGCAGGCCGCAATTGCCAACAAGATATATGCTAACAGAATGGGTAACGGCCCAGAAGAGAGTGGCGACGGATATCGTTATTGTGGTCGTGGCTTAATACAGTTAACTGGCAAAGACAACTACACTCGTTACGCTCAAAGTACAGAACAAACTGTGGAAGAAGCCAGCGAGCACCTGACAACATTCGAAGGCTGTGTACAAAGTGCCGCTTGGTTCTGGGAAGCCAACAACTTAAATCAGTATGCAGACACAGGCGATATTCTAACAATGACCAAACGTATCAATGGCGGAACCATTGGCTTAGAAGATCGCAAGAAACATTATGAACATGCTTGTCACGTACTAGGTGCATAAACCATGCCAACAATAGGTCCAGGAATAACTGTAGGTCCAGGAATAACTGTAGACGGTTTTAGTGTAGTTACCTCAGGTTTGTTGCAGTATCTTGATGCTGGAAACCCTGCAAGTTACCCCGGTACTGGCACCACCTGGACTGATTTGAGTGGTAATGCCAACAACGGTACTCTTGTCAATTCGCCAAGTTTTATTAGTGCAGATGGTGGCGGATGTATTCAACTGGATGGTATTAACGATTATATCACGCTTCCCACAACCGGATTTGCACCAGCCAGTCTAACTATAGATTATTGGATAAAGAGAATAAGTGATAACGGATACTTTTGGGTAATAGATAATAATGACCAACCTGAGTTGCGGATGCTTTTTCAGTCATCAGGGAAATTACAAATATATTTCTATGATGATGGTGGATATTTTTCAACCGCCCTATCCTCGACTACATTTAGTACCGGTTCGTGGTATAATATTACAGCCACTCTTACTAACGGTTCACAGAATGTATACATTAACGGTAATCAAGAAATATTAACCACTACCGGAACATATACAGGTAACCCAGGTGGTAATGCAGGTGAACATACCCTAGGTACATATAACCGACCAAGTCCAGGTTATGGAGGTTATGCCAATGTACGAATAGGTGGCTTCAAGTTCTATAACCGAGTATTGACCACAATTGAAATAACACAAAATTATAATGCGGTACGCGGCAGATACGGATTATAATAAATATTAGAAGGAAAAATAATGTGGATGTTGAGTTTTATTCCTGATGCGTGGTTACACTTGGCAGTGCTGAGTGTATTGGGATTGGGTGCCGTAATTTATGTGCTCAGTTACTTTACTGTGCTGGTTCCGCCGTTGATGCCTGCTCGAGAATTTATTAGAATACTTGGCACACTGATCATCGTGGCGGGCGTGTTCTTTTACGGCAGTTACGACACAGAGATGAGCTGGCGCGATCGTGTTGCAGAAGCAGAAGCACGAGTTGCCAAAGTAGAAGTGGCAAGTAAAACAGCCAACGATAAAATTGAAGCAAAGGCCAAAGAACGAGTCAAGGTTATATATCAGCAAGGCACAATCGTACGACAATACATTGACCGTGAAGTTGTCAAGTACGATGATTCATGTAAAATTCCCGACGCGGTAGTTCGAGCACACAATGCCGCGGCCAAGAATGAGGAAATCAAATGAGATATTTGTTAGTGACAATAGCATTGATGTTATCGGCATGTGGTACTACCGTACCAGTTGTTGCCAAATTCCCCGATGAACCGGGCAAAGCCGCTATGGAACCATGTCCACAGCTGACCACAGTAGACAACGGGGTTAAGTTAAGTGAATTGACTCGGACTGTTACTATGAATTATAACACATACTACGAATGTGCAGTCAAGATGGATACCTGGATTGAGTGGTATCAGATACAGAAAAAAATACACGAGGATCTTAAGAAATGAAAAAGTTCTTATATATTGCTGTGGTGTTATTAACAGGTTGTTCAACTTTACAAGACTTAAAGCAATACATACCACGTGATCATGATCCTGTTATGTTTAACTACCTAGTCATCACTGACATAGCCATCAAGCACATAGATTGCGAGCGAGCAGACTGGGGTGAGGCACACCGCAATGCTGAGATTTTAGCGCAATATACCGAATGGCGTCGAGATCCACAATCCACAAACATCAAGGGCCTTTCAGCACATACAGAACGTATGGCCAAGGGTGGCAGTAAAACATTTTGTGAACTAGGCAAGAAGACTGCCGCACAAAGAATAGAAGCGGCACGGTCCGCATGGCAAGGAAGATAATATGCATCCACTAGAACAAGAAATCCAGTCAATCACAGAACAATGCCAATTGGGTAATATCAGTGAGGATGAGCGTAATTATTTGTTAACTGAGATTAGAGACATTCGTGCGGCACAAGAGTGTGCAGGCAACGAACAACTATTTAGATACGTTGTACAGGCATGCAATGTCGCAATGTGTCTTGTTTAAGGAATAAGGAATTAACATATGGCATTAATCGATTCAGTATTAAATTTAGTAAACAAAACACCCAAAGATCCAGACGCACCCAAGCCCGTAGTGGGATCTAGATCCGAGCGTGAAGCACGTATCAAAGACCGAGCAGGTATGGTTATTTCTGTGTTTGCACTGTTATTGGCAGTAAATTCTTGGTATGGTGGTAAATTATCAAGTGCAGTATTAAACAATACATTAGGTGCCAACAACACTTGGGCACAGTATCAAGCAAAGGCGGGTCGTGGTGTTAGTTATGAACTTGCGGCTAAGACAACTACTGATTCAAAACTAAAAGCAGAGTTCATGGCAGAGAAAGACCGCATGGACAATGACAAGAAAGAACTTGCTACTAAAGCAAAAGCCATGGAAGCTGTCCGTGAAGAAGCCAAAAAAGGATCACCATGGATTGCTTATGCCAATACTGCATACCAATTAGCCATTGTTGTGTTATCTGCAAGTATTCTTGCAGTTAGTATGCCAATGTTTTGGGGCAGTTTTGCAGTAGCGGCCATAGGAATTCTATTGTCAGCCAATGGGTTATATTTGTGGTTTTAAAGGTAAATATCAATATCAACTAGGAGCCAGACATGACAGAAGAAGTTAAAAGCGCAAGCGAAACAAAAAAAGAAGACTGGATGAACAGCAAGTGGCGTCCCATGATGGGTTGGATGTACATGTTGGTGTGTACCATGGACTTTGTGGGTTTTCCTGTGCTATGGAGCCTGTTACAGGCCATGAGTAAGGGTGCAGTTAATGTACAATGGCAACCCTTAACTCTACAAGGTGCAGGACTATTTCACATAGCAATGGGTGCAGTACTGGGACTAGCGGCATACGGTCGTACACAAGAAAAACTAGGCGGCGCCAATAATGGCGGGATTAACCTAGGAGCAGGCACAAGTTACACACCACCGGCACCTGTTGCTGGTACAGGATTTGGAGGAACAACAAATGCAACAACCAACACACCCGGCGGATTTACAGCGCCTAGCGCACCTGCAACAGGAGGCTTTAACAGCAATCCAGGCGCTGGAGCGGCATCGTTTGGATCCGCACCCGCACCAAGCGGCTTTGACTCAGGCAGCTTTGGAAGCGCACCTGCAACAACAGCATCAGGAAAGAAAATAGTTCCTGGATTTGATCAACCATTAATTTAAGGAACAACAATGTTAGAAACATTATTTTGGATTTTTGTAGGTGCATTTGTAGGTTGGAACTTTCCCCAACCCGAATTTGCAAAAAGCATACAAACCCGGTACTTGCAAAAGTACATTGACCGATTAAAAACAATATTATTCTTTTGGAGATAATGCTATGGCAGATGAATCAGCAAAAGGAATGTTTATAGAGAAACTATTGTTTGCTCTACTACCCTTAATTATAGCAGGTGTAGGTTATTTGTTAAATGCAGTTAGTACCCTCAATCATCAAGTAACGGTATTGGAAAGCAAAGTAAGTTTAGTTGTAACATCGGATAACAAGCAGGCATCAAATACTGGTGCTGAACTTGCTCGTGAAAAACTACGTCAAGACCTAACAGAAGCAATTCAACGCAATCGTGATGCTATTCAAGCAAACAGAGAACAAATTTCTATACACGAAGAAAAATTAAAATCACTTGCGGGTAGAGGCAAATAATATGAACGCATTAAAGAGTATGTTAAGTGATGACACAGGTGCAGTAAGCAGTAAGCGTACTATCACCTTTTTGTCATTTTTGCTATGTGCCGCGGCATTTGTAGCAGATCTGGGGTGGGATTTGAAAGTAGACTTTCCAGTCTTTCAGGCAATGATGTATATTGTTATTGCAGGGTTAGGATTTACAGCAAGCGAAAAGTTTGCAACCAAATAAGGAAATCAATATGAAAAACTATATATTTGTAGCAGGATTATGTTTAGCGGTGGCATCGACTGTACATGCAGGTGGCGAGGAAAAGAAGGTCTGCGAAGACAAAAAAGACAAAGCCGGTAAAGTTGTTAACGGCAAAGACGGCAAGCCACAGCAGACCTGTAAAACCATCAAGGTGCACAAAAAGGTTGAAGGCGAAAAAGTTCCCACCAAGTAAATTGGCACTACTCCCAAACCGGACTGGTTGACTCTGTCCGGTTTCTCGTTTATAATAAGAGATATGACTCATTATGCCACATTAGGTGTTGCCGAAACAGCAACCGCAGACGAAATTAAACGAGCATATCGCGGTCTTGCATCTAAACATCACCCCGACAAGGGTGGAGATACACAACGGTTCCAAGAGATACAGGCCGCATACGCTGTACTAGAAGACTCCAACCGGCGGGCACAGTATGATCAAGAGCGTCGTAATCCTGGTGGTGGTTTTAGATTTAATGTAAATGGTCAAGATTTCGATCAAATGCCTCCAGAAATGGAAAATATATTTAGAAACTTTGGATTTCCGGGCAGTCCGTTTGGGGCACAACGCCATCCTAGAAAGAATAAAGATCTAAGAGTTGAAGTAGTAATGCCCTTGGCTGAAACACTACAAGAACAAAAGAAAACATTGAGTGTACAGACCACAACAGGCCACAGGGAAACAGTAGAAGTAACAGTACCAAGGGGCATACACACAGGATCACAAATAAAATATCCCGGCCTGGGGGATAACATGTTCAACACACTACCACGTGGGGATCTTTATATTGTGTTTACTGTGCCACCAGATCCCAAGTTTAAAGTAGACGGCGTTGATTTAATATCTAGAGTAGCAATTAATTGCTTAGATGCCATCACAGGTGGGGTCACAGAGATTACAGGGTTAGACGGGCGTGTGTTTGAACTACAGATACCTGTGGGAACACAACCTGGTACCCTGATGCGTGTGCGCGGAGAAGGATTGTATCATTTAAATCATACTGTTCGTGGCAATTTGTTGGTTGAAATTGTTGTTAGTGTGCCACAGAACCTGACTGAAACACAGTTAGAATTAATCCGACAAATTCAGTCTAACCAATAAATATTTTAAAGGTTGCGTATGTACAGGATTTGCTGTATACTTATATCACAACAATATCATAAACATGATGACAATCCAACCGAATCCCGAAATTGAAGTAATTGTTAACTCAGCTATTAAATCAGCTAAAGAACTTAACCACGAATATGTAACCCTTGAGCATCTACTCAAAGCGGTTGTGTTGTACAAGCCATTTTACGAGCTTTGTCAAAATTTTGGTGCCGATATTGACAGCATGGTAATCGAGTTACATCAATATCTTGTATCACAAACATATCTGGTCAGCACAGAGAATGGCTGCGAGCCAAAGAAAACACATGCCCTGGAGCGTATGTTTAATCGTGCCTTTACACAGGTGTTGTTCAGTGGACGCACACACATACAAGTGATTGATATCTTCCTAAGTATGTCCAACGAGGCAAATAGTCATGCCGCATACTTCATGCTCAAATACGGTCTGGATAGACAAAAGTTAATTGAATTTTATAATGAGAATTATCAAGAGTCCAAACAAGTAAAGGCCGCTCGCAAGTTGCGGACACATGATGTACTTGATGAGTATTGTACCAACCTCAGTGAGTCTGCCGCGGCCGGCAACATTGATCCAGTGATTGGTCGTGAATTTGAGATTAACGAAATAGCACAGGTCCTGGCCAAACGCAACAAGTCAAATATCTTAATGGTGGGTGATCCCGGTGTGGGTAAAACAGCCATTGCAGAAGGACTGGCAAGAAACATCTTTAATAAAGAAGTGCCCGACTACCTACATGATTACACAGTATTCAATTTGGACATTGGCAGTATCCTGGCGGGCAGTAAATACCGCGGTGAGTTTGAAGAAAAAGTCAAAGACGTTATTGAAGCATTGATTGCACGTGGCAAGTGTATCCTGTTCATAGACGAGGCACATCAAATGCAGGGCGCAGGCTCAGGCAGTCAAAGTAGTGTGGACTTTGGTAACATGATCAAACCTGCACTGAGCAAGGGACAGATCAAAGTCATTGCAAGTACCACGTGGGAAGAATACTCACAGAGCTTTGAAAAGGATCGTGCGTTGATGCGTCGATTCCATAGACTGTCAATTGATGAACCTACTCCAGCAGTGGCCAAAGATATCTTGCGTGGCTTGCGTGGATACTTTGAAGAGTTCCATGGCGGCATTATTGATGATACAGCCATTGAAAGTGCTGTTGATCTAAGTGTACGCTATCAAACCGACAAGCGCCTGCCCGACAAAGCAATTGACTTGATAGACAGCGCCTGTGCCAGAGTCAAGTTGGTAGAAAAAGAGTGGGTTGTGGCCAAGAGTCACATCATTGACACCCTGAGCAAGTTCACAAAGATACCTGCAGATCAAATTGGTGCAGAAACTGTGCGTAGTTTAGATAACTTAGAAGGCAACATCAAAGCCAAGTTGTATGGACAGGAACAAGTTGTTGATACAATCTTAGAACGTATATATGTCAGCCGGGCAGGACTCAAAGGCATCAACAAACCCATTGGTAGTTTTCTATTCATTGGACCCACCGGCACAGGTAAAACTGAACTTGCTAAACTCCTGGCCGAAAACCTCGGGATGAAACTATTAAGATACGATATGAGTGAGTACCAAGAACGGCATTCGGCCAGCAAACTGATCGGTGCACCCCCGGGGTATGTAGGCTATGAAGACAGCAACTTAGGTGGTGGCATGCTGATCAGCGATCTAGAAAAGAACACCAATGCAGTCATCTTGTTTGATGAAATTGAAAAAGCACACCCAGACGTTAGCAATGTACTACTACAGTTGATGGATGAAGGTACGATTACCTCGAGCAATGGCAAAAAAGCAGATGCACGTAATGCCATCATCATCATGACCAGTAACTTGGGAGCCGCAGACAATGAACGTAACAGCATTGGATTTAGCTCACCGGAAAAAACTGGTGAAGACGACAAGGCTGTTAAGGAATTCTTTAAGCCTGAGTTCCGTAATCGCCTGGATGGTATTTGTAAGTTTAACCGACTAGATAAGTTAAGTATTAAGAAAGTAGTTGCCAAGTTCATTAACGAAGTCAACGACTTGTTAAGTGAAAAGACTATTAAGATTCGATTGACCGAGTCCGCTGTAGACTATTTGGCTGAAGTTGGATATGATAGCAAGATGGGTGCAAGACCACTAGGTCGTAAAATTAACGATTTGATCAAAGTACCGCTAAGTAAAAAGATACTATTTGAGCGTGTATCCCCAAATAGTAGTATTACTGTGGACTGGACTGGAACTGAATTTACATTCGATAGCAGAATTTGCATTGAAGCACCCCCCACTGTGGATGAGCATGGATACATCGTACTGGAAAAATAAAAATCACTCGGTCAAATTTGAAGAAACTACCAAACAGTTTTTTGGAAAATACTTGTATCGATTAAAAATGTCTGTTCCTGGTGGGCGTATTATATACGAGAATAGAGATTATGCTGAGGCAGTTGAATCAAGGCGCCATTTCCGACAGTTTAATCCTGGCGGATACTGGGGCAAAGGTACATTAAATACAGATAGTATAGATGTAGGATTACTATATGCTATTCGCGAGTTAAAAGACACTAATCCAAATATCAAAATGCGTGTGGAAGAGCCCGAGATACAGTTCTACGCTGAGTCTGAAGCGGAGTTAAAAGCTATATCCATTAAGCTAGGGGCAAAATACAATACCGCACTATTGTCAATATCTGGTCCTGCCAGTGACTCCACACAACAACTGCTAAAAACTGGCGTAATTATACGCAAAAAAGAATTTGGGTACAAGTATAAGATTATATTGCGTGATTGTCGTTGTGAAATTGATACTAAACAACAAATTCTCAACTACATGGAGGGCATGGGCGCAGACGAAGTCAAAGTTTCTGCGGGAACTAAACGTATGCTTGGCTCAAAGTACAACGGATTCTGGGGGATTTGGTTTTATGCCAACGACGAGAAAGTTATAACTTTTTTAGAACTAATACATCCAGGTTGTGTATTAAATATTCATCCAGTGGTCGTTGCCTAAATAAATACTTGTATATTCAAGGAGAAGCCCATGGCTAAGATTCAAGAAGAGATAATTGTCATTACCATCAGTAAACTAGTTAAAAACGACGATGCCGGGCATGATATTGCAAACACAGAAACTTTAACAGCATTGGCATCTGTAGCAGAAGAACTACTGGGTCAGGGCGTGGTAGTTGAAGTTAACAAAGCATAAACAAACCTAAGAAAGTAATCAATGAGTAAAGAAAAAAAGATTAATCAATCTGCCGCTGTAGAGTTGATCAAAAAAGCCGCGGCTGCCAGGGCGCAACAACAAACACAAGCACCTGCACAACAACCAGGTCCGGGTGTACCGTTTGACTTTAGTAAAACACATCTACACATCGGCATTCCTTGTTATGGTGGTATGGTTAGTGAACCCACCATGACCAGCTTCTTGCGTTTTATCTTGTTGGCACAACAGGCAGGCTTAAATTGGAGCCTAGACACCATGGTCAACGAATCATTGGTTACTCGTGCTCGTAATAACTTGATGGCCAAGATGATGACCAACACAGCGGCCACACATTTTATGTTCATCGACGCAGACATTCGCTTTGAACCAGATGCTATTCTTAAAATGATTGCCTGTGACAAGGATGTCATTGGCGGACTGTATCCCAAGAAAGCCCTGCCAGTCAACTATGTGATTAACCTGCGTCCGGAAACTAAGATCCAAGGTGATATCTTCACTGTAGACACAATGGGCACAGGCTTCTTGTTGTTCAAGCGTCATGTGTACGAGAAACTGATTGCGGCACATCCAGAGTGCAAGTATGTTGACGATGTTGGCCTGGGCAAACAGTATGAGCCAATGATGTATAGTATCTTTGATTGTAACATTGATGCCCGCGGACACTATCTAAGTGAAGATTGGTTGTTCTGCAGACGCTGGGCGGCCATTGGTGGCGAGATTTGGGCACACGGTAAAGTGTTGTTGAACCACATCGGACACTATGAGTTTGCTGGTGACTTGAGCAAGATGCCAAAATTTGGCGATGAAGCCAGTAGTGCATTGCCAGGCGGAGCACCAGCCGCACTACGAGATGCTATCAATATGGCTGCCAAGGGCGCACCACAGGCCATCACAACCTAAGGAAACGATATGTCAATGGAAAAGATACACTTTAAGATCAAACTCAGTGGAACATATTGGGATAAACGACCACACTATGTTATTCTAATAGATGATCAAGAGTGTGTCAATGCCTACATTACAAAAGATTCCGATGAAGTAGAATATGTTGAATTTGATTGTAGTGTGGAAGAAGACACCGAGCATGTTTTACGCATACAGTTTGACAATAAAGCACAAGAAGATACAGTCACAGATGTTGCAGATCCCAATAATCATGTAATTATCAAAGACATGTTATTAAACATCATAGACATTGAAGTTGATGATATTGAATTAGGTACCTTAACCCAGATGTTAAGCGTATTTAAATATGATGAGCCCCGTGATTGGCCCGAACCCAATAGCACAGAGTGGGCCAACTGTGTTAATCTTGGTTTTAACGGTACGTATGAGCTTAAATTTAGTAGTCCATTTTACCTCTGGCTACTAGAGAACATATAAACTGGCCCGCAAGGGCCTTTTTTGTTTCCTGCTAAATACAGTACTATGTTTATTTTTGAACTGTTTGAAGCAAAACCAGCCGAAAAGACTGTGGTCATATTGCCCGGTGGGTTCCATCCCTTTCATCCCGGGCACCTGAGTCTGTACACTTCGGCACAGAAGATGTTTCCTGGTGCTGATATCTACTACGCGGCCACCAACGACAAGGCCAATAGACCATTTGACATTGCAGACAAAGCACGATTAGCACAAATTGCTGGTGTTCCCCCAGGACATTTTGTACAAGTTAAGAGCCCTTTCCAAGCCAAAGAAATTACCGCCAATTACGATCCAGCCACAACTGTATTAGTATTTGCCCGTAGTATCAAAGACCGAGATGAACCACCACACGCAGGTGGCGTCAAGAAGGATGGCAATCCTGCATACTTACAACCTTACAGTAAAAACCCTGCTCCAATGAGTCAGCATGGTTATATGGCTTACTTGCCTACTGTGGAATTTGCCGCAGGTCCCAGTGGCATTACTAGTGCTACGCAAATTCGTACAATGTGGCCCAAAGCCACACCAGAACAAAAAGCCGAGATTGTCAGCGACTTGTATCCCAAGAACCCCCGGGCCGCACATCAGATTCTAGACAAATACCTAGGATAATACATGTTACGACACGCCGAATTAAAATTTAATGTTCATTGTTATTACAGCGGTACCAACCCAAGATACCGAGTGTATGTTGATAACGATTTAATTACAGAGCGCACATTTGTTTGGAGATCTGGCGAACAGTATATAGAAGAAACAGTTATCATTGAAGCACCTGCGGGAACACATCGACTACGAGTGGAAAATGTTGATCCGGCATTGGGTACATTTAGTGTAGAGAATATAAAGTTAGACGGAATCACTCCTGCTGGGAATACCGTATTCGAAATAGTATAACATAAATATAGCATAACCAGGATTAGGATATGAAACCAACAGATTTTATTGTAGAACACAACCCATTTATAGCACAAGATGCCAATGAAATGCACGGCGACCACGAAGTACAAATGGCCCGAGCTGATTGTTATAATGCCGCAGACTATGCCATCAAACTACATAAGATTTTGCAAGGTATAAAAGAGACTGGACAACTAGAAGGTTGGGTCAGCGAAAAGATCACCCTGGCCAACGACTACTTGCGTACTGTTTATGAGTACTTGAGTTACGAAAATCGTGAACAAGAATCGGGCGCAATGCCTGCGTTTGCTTATGAATCTGCTGATCGTCGATTTGAAGAAGTTGTGGCAGAGTCTGCCAGTATTGGTGCCAGTGTCTCAGGTGGTATGGCCATTGGTGCAGTAGGTTCCGCAACTCCCATGCAACGCCGTGTCAAGCAAGAGTCAGCTGCCACTAAAAAGTATGGCAACGCAATGAAAACAAAACAGCCCAAGATTGGTAAAGGCGTTTATTAATGAGTATGCGTGATCTATTAACCCAGCTGTCAGCGTTGGAAGAAGGTTCCAAGGTTCGATTTGCCGGCGAGCCCAAACAACGGCCCGGCGATCAAGTGCGTGGCACAGATCGGGCCGTGGGTAAAAAAGGTCAACATCCATTTCAAAATCGCTTGGTTGGTGGTGAAAGCATCCTGCGTGATTTAGAAGCCGCATTGCACGAAACACCTGTTAGAGACTTGATGCGTGAGTATCAAGACTTTGTCAACGAAGCTCCTGTTCCTCCCGTGCCCGCTCCAGCAGGTCAACAACAAAATCCCAATCCCAATCCCAATCAACCAAATCAAGATCCAGCAATTTTAGCCGCACAGGCCAAACTTGCACAACAACAAAAAACCAAACAAGATGCCGCATTGCAACAAGGTATCTCTAAATTAAAATCAGCTGGTGCTGATGTTGACATGCAGACCATGAATGACAAAAACAATGATCTAGCGCCGGTATTAGCACCCATCATGAGCAACCCACAGCTACAAGGCAAATTCCAAGAATTAATCAAACAGGCCAATGCCGAGCAAAAGAAACAACAACAAGCACAACAGACTGCCGTGCCCGCAGGTGCTGTTGGCGCACCAGTTCCAGGACAGAAATAATATGAACTTATACGACCTATCTCATCCTAGCAAAAAGAAAAAACAACAACTAGCCATGGAAAGCCGCCTGGCTGAATTTGCACCACCTGGTGGAGATGATGGCGGTCCCGACGAAGATGAGATACTATTCAAACTAGCCAAACAATGGTGGCTTGGCACTGAACAAGACATGATTCGTGTGGAACGCACACTAGCATCAATGGGTTGGGAAATTGGTGAAGATGAAGGCAGTTATGACGACGGTGGTGTGTTTGTTGTACGTGCCGGTGATGTCAACGGTAAAAGTTATCAGTCATGGCCGCATGAGGAATTAGTAACGGAAGGTGCCACGGTAACAACAACCCCTGGATCCGTTGAGCCAGGTGGTGCAGTAGACAACTTTAAACAACAGATGGCCAACAATACTGAACTTGCATATCAGAAAAAACAACAAGGCATGGCCGAAGGTGACACTGTAGTCAAACACCGTATCGGCCTAACTGTCACAGACCCCAACCACCCCATGGCGAGCAAGCGCAACGAACCCTTTCAACGGACTGTGCGTGTGCCCGGCGATGATCCTGCCAAGGCCATCAATGCGGCCATTGCACACTATCGCCGCAAAGGTTACAAAGTGCATGACCATCACTACATGGGCACAGTGGACTATACCATAGACGAAGCGGCACCCGATTGGTTGAGACGCACAGCCGGTGCGGCCACAGGTGCATTGGCCGGTGTTGGTGCAAGTTTCCCCGGTGCGGCCATTGCAGGTCCCATTGGTGGTGCAGTGGCAGGTGCATACGGAGCCAAAGCCGGATATGATTTAGGTGCCGATGCCGCTGACTGGGTATATGACAAAGTCACTGGCGAACGAGTTCCGGCAGACAAGACCGAGGTTGATGAAGCATTAACAATGAAGCATCAGCGAGCTCATACAACTCAAAGACGCCCCGACATCAGCAATAGCCTGGCCGATAGAGACTTTGACATGTCAGAGAAACCCAATGTTGCCAAGAGTGCAGATGGTCACCCCACAGTCAAGTGGCGTCATCATGGCCATGCCGGACATACTAGAGTTGAGCCCACACTGAACCCGACCACAGTGCAACGCAAGGACACAAGACCCATACCATCTTTCTTGAAGAAAGGCATGGCGGAAGACGCAGAAAACTTTAACGGCATTGAGTTATCAATGAAGATACAACTCCAAGATGTTGAATATGTTGATGATGAAGATTATGATAATCAAGTAATATATGTCACTGCTAGTAGCAACGGTAGGGAACTGGGGCATGTGTTATTTTCGTTTGATGGTGAGTATTTAATGCCTCAGGATTTAGAAGTAGAAGAAAAGTATCGTGGACAGGGCATTGCTCAAACAATGTATGATTATGTAAAGAGCAAAGGATATAAAATACGCCGCAGTGGACAACAAACTGATGCAGGCGCTGGATTTTGGGACAAACATAAACCTGGAAAAAATGTCTGGGAACAAGGTGTGGCGGAAGGCTCACTAAACGAATTTGCACCAGATGGCTTTAACGGTGATGACGATGAAGGATTCAGTCCGGAAATTGCCAAGATGGCGTATGATGCTGGTAGTGTCAAGGGCGTGAGCCTTGCTGACGGTGCTACATTAGCCAGAGCAATGGCGATAACGGAGTGGGACAAACAAGACGGTGGCATTTACACCCAGCACTTTGCAAAAGGCTTCAAAGCAGGTCGTATGAATAAAATCAATCACCACAATAAACAATACAATCTCAACTTGAAGTTGATGAAAGATGGTAGCATTAGACGCGGTCAGCAAGGTGTGGCGGAAGGTTCATTAGAAGAAGATGAATATGATAAAATGCTAAGAGATTTGTTGAAGGCAAGACCTGACTTAACTAAAAAATATGCCAAAGATGTTCAAAAGTCAAAAGATATTGAAAGTGGCAAAGAGTTAAACAAACTTGTTAAAAAGAATCCTGGTGTATTGAAAACATACAGTGATGCTGTAAAGAGAGATAAGAAACTAGGTGTGGCGGAAGGTGGATACCGTCAAGGTTTTGCAGATCCCAACGCACCCAGTCTAGGTGGCAGTCGTAGAAAAGATGACGAAGGCAACTCAGAGTTTGATGACCGTCAGCGTAGACAAACCGGAATGATATTCTACAAGGTTGACGACGCCGAACTAGCACAACAACTAGGACTCAAACAAACTCGTGCAGGCAAGTGGTATTTGCGTACAGGTAACAGACATGCACAACAGACTGCTGACCGTGCATTTGGCCTGGGACGCATTTGGTATCCAAAGAATGAAACTGTAGAGTCAGAAGAGCTCGGCGAACTCAGCAATGAGTTGTTGGGTCGTTACAAAAAAGAACTAGGTATCCGTGCTAGTGCCGCAGATCGAGCAGGCAACTTTGACAAAGGTCACGAATACTTTAAAAAAATCAACCGAGCAACTGTTCGCCAAGGTGATAATGATGCTCGCAGACACGCAGAAAAAGAAAACGATGTAATGGAAACTCGTTTAAATATGATGCGTAAGGCAGGATACGATCTATGACACTATCAGAAACTACAAAAATAGCATTTGCTAGCGAATATACCTTTTATTTGAAGGCACACAACTTTCACTGGAATGTGGAAGGTGCTGACTTCCTAGAACATCACCAGTTGTTTGGCATGATCTACGAAGAAGTATACGGTGCCATTGACGATTTTGCAGAAAAGATTCGCGGCATCGGTAGTTATGTGCCAGCCAGCTACACCAGATTCAGTCAATTGAGTCAAATTGGTGACGAGACCAACATACTCAGCCCGGGTGCCATGTTGCATGAACTATCAGAAGACAATGAAAAAATGTTGTTGGTACTGAAGATGGCTTATGATGCAGCCGAACAAGCCGGCGAGCATGGATTCTCAAACTTCTTAGCTGAACGGTTAGATGCACATCGTAAACACGGTTGGATGTTGAGAGCAAGTCTAAAATAATGTTGCCCATCATAGCAACATTGGTGATGACACATATCACCATCATATGTGTCACAGTTTTCCTACACCGCGGACAAGCACATCGCGGATTGATATTTCATCCTGTACTTAGTCACTTTATGCGAGCCTGGCTTTGGCTAACAACCGGAATGGTCACTAAACAATGGGTAGCCATACATCGTAAGCATCATAGGTTCAGTGATGTTGCGGGTGACCCACATAGCCCACACGTATATGGAATTGGACGAGTATTGTTTAAAGGAGCAATGTTATATCATGAAGCAAGCAAAGATACGGACATGGTTAATACATATGGTGCTGGTACTCCTGCTGATTGGATGGAGCTTCACGTATACCAGCCTTACTCTAGACTTGGCATTGGCATTCTCTTTGTGCTAGACGTCTTGGTGTTTGGATGGTGGGGTCCTGTAATTTGGGGCATCCAGATGATATGGATACCGTTTTGGGCAGCCGGAGTCATAAACGGCGTTGGTCATTGGATTGGGTATCGTAATGGTGAAACCAAAGATCATAGTCGTAACATCGTGCCTTGGGGCATTGTCGTTGGTGGAGAGGAGTTGCACAACAATCACCACCTGAACCCAGCAAGTCCCAGGCTCAGCAAGACCTGGTTTGAATTTGATGCAGGCTGGATGTACATAAATATTTTTAAATCGCTTGGACTACTTAAAATTAAATGACATTTTTCTATAAAGAATTAGACCTGCCACCCATACCAGAAGAATTACTAGCACATTTGCCCGAGATCAGCGATGAGACAACTGCAAAAGATATCGGATATGGATACAGACATTTTAAAAATGGTGTAGAGTTGCATGCCTGCACCTACTCGTGGACTGTGATCAACGAAGGAATAATGTTGCCATGGTTAAAACAAAATATACTGCCGATACAAAAACATTTAGCAAATGCCACAGTCGATATTCCAGTATACATGCAGACCGCGACTCCGAGACACCCAGAAGGTGGGGTACATATTGTGCATTCTGATTTCAAAAGAATTGCCGGACTAAATTATCATTGGGCTCTGGGCGGTGACGCTGTTGTTAATCGATGGTACAAAGAAAAAGGCAAACCCTTACTGCGCCGTAAAACACAACGTGGGCGACAGTCGGATTCCGGGCGTGTTAAATATGATGATTTAGAAATATTAGAAGAAGTTATTATAAAAAAGAATTGTTGGTATCTTATCAACGTGGCCTGCTTGCATGATGTACAAAACATCACCAGCACAAGACAAGGTATAACAGTTCCATTTATTTCCAACAAAGTGTTGGAGTTGGCAGGTTTTACAGAACACCCTTAGGACCGTAACTTAGGTTACGTGGGTGACCCGGCTGCTGGGTTCCAAATGTGGGAGTCGTGCCCCATCAAGCATTTGGTGAAGTGAGCACTATTTTTTTCTAAAGAATTGTGTTATAATCAATAATGAAATCTGATCAATGGGCAATTACTCTCCCGCCAAGCAAGGACACAATAATCAGTAGCGCCGATTATCGTACATTGAAATTTGTACAGCTACTTGTTAGTAAAATGATTAACATATCTGTTGCGGAATTGAAAAAAAGTCCTAAACTAATTCTGTCAGATCAAGAACAAATAATCAATCTCATTTACCAAATAGTCAATGTTGAGTTAACTGGTATAGATACGTATAAGACTATTAGACAAGATCTTTATTATGTACACCATATTTCGGTAGATGTTACCAAAGAGTTCCTTACTATTGTCGGCGGTGTCGATACTGTCGTCGAACTTGCACATCAGTCCGAAATTAATAACTTAACTCAGTATATAGAACATTGTGATAATCATAAAAGTTTTGTTTTCAACTTGCTATACAATACAGATTACAATAAATCTGCTGTTGAAATTTACAAATGGTTTCTCAACGAATTAACAAAATATCCGCCTGACACTAGTTATGTATCGTACAACCTGAATAAACTGTTAAGTAACATTAACCTATGAACAGCGACGTTAATACATTAATAAAATCCAATAGCACATTAACATTGAGGCTATCTACACCTATCAACAACATAAAAGGTAGATATTGGATTAATCTAAGAACTATGTTGTTTGGAGTCACCGACATTAGAGCCAGAGTCGGAACTTTTAGTAACCCGTGGTCAACTGAATTGTCTGACACTTACCGAGTGCCTCCGTTAATTTATATAAATGATAAACTCAAAGATATAGTTGACGCAAGAGCTGTTGAATTAAATCAGTATGCCAAAAAAACCAACAAACGAATATTAATACAATGGAGCGGTGGTATAGATTCGACGTTGGTTCTTTCTGCATTTATTAAAAACATATCAGCGGCTGATTTATTAAATGTTTCTGTTATTCTAACACTTAATTCAATCATTGAAAATTATGACTTTTACTGTACACAAATAGCAGGAAAGATATCATGTATAAATTGGTTAGATATTGAGATAACCGACGATGTACTAAGAAATAATATCATTCTACACGGAGACCCGGCTGATTGTTTATTTGGTCCCAGTATATCAATGTACCAATCATTGATGCACGATAATACTCATTTAGCACCATTTAAAGATAATATAAACTTAGTTGCAAGAACTATAGATCGTTCAAAACTTGATGTTGTAAACAAATATCAAATTCGAGGATTTGGTAAATGGTATGCTGAAAAAATAACTGATAATCTATTGGAGATTGCACCTGACAATATTACCAGTATTGCTGATTGGTGGTGGTGGCACTATTTTAATTTTAAATGGCAATTTAGCCTATCAAGACCTTTCCTACGCAGAAGAACAAATGGTAACGAAGACGTTGGGTTATCTCCGGTCCTTGTTACAGAATTTTTGGAAACAGCTTTTTTTAATACAGACCGTTTCCAGCAGTGGAGTTATAGTAACTTGCCATATCTAGTGGGAAATGATATAAAAAATCACAAACAAGAAGCCAAACAATACATTTACGAATTAGACAAGAATCAAAAATATTTAAGTTGTAAAACCAAAGTAGAGTCCATGCCGGTGTATGATCACGGGCTTGTACTAAACTTACGTAGACCAATAATGTGGGATCAGCAATGGAAAGGCTATCATACAAACTATCCAGACTTGCTACCAACATGTGTAGAACATTTAGAAAAATATAAAGGTTAAATTTCTATTTGCTTTTTCCAATAAGTTAGTGTAAAATACATTTTTAACTAGGAGACACTATGTCACAAGGACCACGCATGTTCAGCGGCGAACAAAAAGCCAAACTCACACAACTCATCAACGAAGGCATGCAAGTCATGATGGAAGTTGATACCTTAAATGAAGGCTTGGCTGATACAGTTAAAGCCATTGCAGAAGAACTTGAAGTCAAACCTGCTGTGCTTAAAAAAGCAATTCGAATTGCACACAAAGCCGCGCTGGGACAAACCAATGCAGATCACGAAGAACTAAACACTATTTTAGAGACTGTTGGTAAAACTCTGTAATGAATGACATCCTCAGTGGAACCTCTAACTGGATCAAAGAAGATTATAAAAGCGATAGACTTCGTTTTTGTTTTGAGGTTTTGGCTTGGGCTATATCTATTGGCTGTAGTATCACTATGGCCCTCACCGTGCCTAATCCTCCCCTTCTCACCATGTACCCAATTTGGATTACAGGTTGTGCTATATATGCTTGGTGCGCTTATAGTCGTCGTTCCTTTGGTATGCTGGCTAATTATATCCTGCTGGTCACTATCGACACCGTTGGACTCGTGCGTATGCTCATCCAATGAAGATAAATATTATCACTAGTCTCGCCGGACTTGAAACGGCATGAAGAGTTGTGTAAGCTCAAAGTTACGCAAAGGACAGATGAATGAGTTATGTAGACGCTCTCTTTGATAGAGCAAAAGATAAGATACACATAGTTGAGCGAGTCAACGGAGAACGAGTATATCGTGAATATCCTGCAGACTATATCTTTTACTATGATGATCCCCGCGGCAAGTTTCGCACCATATACGACACCCCGGTTGGCAGGTTCAGTAGTCGCAACAGCAAAGAATATCACAAAGAACTAAAAGCCAACTCAGGTAAGCGACTATGGGAAAGTGACATCAATCCCATCTTCCGATGTCTTGAGACCAATTACCTTGGTGTACCTAGTCCCAAATTACACACAGCCTTTTTCGATATTGAGGTGGACTTTGATCCCTTGCGAGGCTTTAGTAAACCCGAAGATCCCTTTAATCCTATCACTGCTATTTCAGTTTACCTAGACTGGATGGATAAACTAGTCACGCTGGTTATTCCTCCCAAAAGTTATTCGTGGGAAACTGCACAGGAAATTTGTAACAGGTATGATAACTGTTTCTTGTTTGAACGAGAAGCAGACATGTTGGACACATTTCTTGACTTGATTGATGACGCAGATATTTTAAGTGGATGGAACAGTGAAGGCTTTGATATTCCCTACACTGTCATGCGTATTCAACGTGTACTAAGCAAGGATGATACAAGACGCTTTTGTCTATGGGGACAACTGCCCAAGCAAAGAACTTTTGAACGCTTCGGTGCTGAAAATTTGACCTTTGACTTGATTGGTCGTGTGCATATGGACTATATGCAACTGTACCGCAAGTACACCTATGAGGAACGACACAGTTATAGTCTAGACGCAATTGGTGAATATGAAGAATGTGGCAGTAAGGTTGCTTACGAAGGCACATTGGATCAACTTTACAATAAAGATTTCCCGACGTTTATTGAATATAACCGACAAGATACCATGCTAATTGCTAAGTTTGATAAGAAGCTCCGCTTCTTGGATCTAGCAAACGAACTTGCTCATGACAACACGGTGTTGTTACCAACCACAATGGGTGCGGTTGCAGTAACAGAGCAGGCTATCATTAATGAAGCTCATCAGCGTGGTATGATTGTTCCTAATAGAAAGAGCAAAGATGACCCAAGAGAAACGCAAGCCGCAGGTGCCTATGTTGCTTACCCCAAAAGGGGAGTACACGAATACATCGGTGCGATCGACATCAACAGTCTCTACCCCTCGGCTATTAGAGCCCTTAACATGGGCCCAGAAACAATCGTTGGGCAACTCCGGACCACAATGACCGACCACTACATCAAGGAAAAGATGACAGCAGGTTCGTCTTTTGCTGATGCGTGGGAAAATATGTTTGGTAGTTTGGAATATCAGGCAGTCATGAACAACGAGCTTGGTACTGAGATTACCATCGACTGGGCCAGTGGTGAAGAAACTGTACACAGTGCGGCTGAAGTCTGGCGATTAATATTCAACGGTAACCAACCGTGGACACTCAGTGCCAATGGCACTATATTTAGATATGACATGAAGGGTATTATTCCCGGCTTGTTGGAAAGGTGGTATGCAGAACGTAAAGAAATGCAAGCAAAAAAGAAGACCGCAGAAACTGCTGAAGACACGGCGTTCTGGGATAAACGCCAACTCGTTAAAAAAATTAACCTTAATTCGCTCTATGGGGCTATCCTCAACCCACATTGCAGGTTCTTTGACCAAAGAATTGGCCAAAGTACGACACTTACTGGTAGGATCATTGCCAAACACATGGACGCCACAGTTAACCAAGCAATTACAGGCGACTACGACCACGTTGGTTCGAGCATTATCTATGGCGACACGGACTCGGTATACTTTACAGCGTGGCCCGCGGTCAAAGCGGAAGTAGAATCCGGTGCAATGGAATGGAACAAAGACATTGCTGTACAACTGTATGATACCATTGCCGATGGTGTAAATGAATCGTTCCCAGGGTTTATGGAACGGGCCTGTCATTGCCCTAGAGAAATGGGTGAGATCATCATGGGTGGTCGAGAGCTTGTGGCTCGCAAAGGTTTGTTTATTAAGAAGAAGCGTTATGCTGTGTTGATTTACGATATGGAAAATCATCGATTAGATGTAAACGGTAAGCCAGGCAAAGTAAAAGCCATGGGTCTAGACTTGAAGCGTAGTGATACTCCCAAAATTGTACAAGAGTTCTTGAGTGAAATACTTATGGATGTACTAACCACAGACGATGCTAGAGAAGTAGTCATCGACAAAGTACGTGAATTTAAACTTGAATTTCAGAAACGTCCGGCTTGGGAAAAGGGCACTCCCAAGCGTGTGAACAACTTGACCAAGTATACCGCAGAAGAAGCCAGACTAGGCAAAGCCAACATGCCGGGACATGTACGAGCCGCAATGAATTGGAACAATCTAAAGCGTATGCATGGTGACAACTATTCAACCAGTATTGTTGATGGTATGAAGACCATTGTTTGTAAATTACGAGATAATCCCTTGGGATATACCAGTGTTGGTTATCCCACAGACGAAACACATATACCACAGTGGTTCAAAGATCTTCCGTTTGATCAAGACAGTATGGAAACAGGCATTGTGGATCAAAAGGTAGAAAACTTGTTGGGTGTACTAGAATGGCAAATTGCCGACAGTACAGACATCAAGTCAACATTTGACTCATTGTTTACTTGGGAATAATTATGAAACTAAGTGAACTTGTTGACCTAAGAGAAAGACTTAAAAAAGCATTTTATCTTGATCCGGTGTTGGCCAGTATTGATAACTTGCGATTAAATCTTAGCCTGGTAAATCAAAACGTAGATGAGAATTACAGCGAGCAACTAGATCTACTGATCAAAGATTATAGAGACATTCGCACAGAAGTACACAAGCCCAGCGAGCGTGTGCAGGAAATCATTGATGCAATCAACAAAGAAATATCATCTAAGAGCAGTCATTTCTTTTTGAACAATTACGAAGATGAATTAAATTACGAAGATCCCAATAACATCCGTCGAGTTCGTGTGATGTACATTCCAGTGCAAGTACAACAAGAAATTGAATCTCGTATTGGGTTATATTCAAATTGGAAGTACCCCGGATTGGAACTGGGATGTAGGGATGGTGAATGGACAAAATTCCTAGTGGCCAGTGACCCGTTGTACATTGCTGATGCACATCAGGATTTTTTAGATAGTGCAATCAAAGAATATGCTCCGGAATTTCAACGTCGGGTCCGTCCTTACTTGATTCGAAACAACGAGTACGGTGTTCTGCCACAAAGTCAATTTAGCTTTGTTTTTAGTTGGAATCATTTCAATTACAAAACATTAGAGACCACCAAACAGACGCTAAAGCAAGTGTATAACTTACTTCGTCCCGGTGGTGTGTGTATGTTTAGTTATAACAATGGCGATATACCAGCTGGTGCGGCTTATGCAGAAACCTACTTCATGAGTTACATGCCAAAGAGTTTGTTGCTACCCATGTGCCAAAGTCTAGGATACGAAGTTGTTTATCAACAAGATCATGAGCCAGCGGTGAGTTGGCTAGAACTACGCAGGCCTGGTGAGCTGAGTACAATAAAAGGACATCAGGCTCTGGGCATAATCAAAGAAAAAACTGTCGAATAAGTTGACAGGTCTAAATACAATCATCTATAATACACATTAACAGGAGAAACTCAATGCAAGACTATTTGAAAGACATTGTACAGCACACACACGGACTAGGCACCATTGACTTGGTCAAGGTCACAGGCACAGATACCGAAACTCGGGTTATTGCTCTAGCCGAAGACAAAACAGCAGTGGTAGACGCAGTATTTAAAAGCGCACACCCAGACTTCATTGGCACATTTGGTATGCCAAACTTGGCCAAGTTGAACACCATATTGGGTATTCCGGAATACAAGGAAGATGCCAAACTGTCAATTACCAAGCAAGATCGCAATGGCGAGTCAGTTCCAGTTGGTATCCACTTTGAAAACAAAGCCGGCGACTTTAAAAACGATTATCGTTTCATGACTGCCGAAATCATCAACGACAAGTTGAAGAATCAAAAGATGCGGCCAGTTAAATGGAATGTGGACTTTGCACCCACTGTACAAAACATTCAGCGCCTGCGTTTTCAAGCCAGTGCCAACAGTGACGAAACCACCTTTACTGCTCGAACAGAAAACGGCGACTTGAAGTTCTTCTTTGGTGACCATGCCAGCCACGCAGGTAACTTTGTATTCCAAGCCGGAGTCACAGGCACACTGAGCAAGGCATGGTCATGGCCAGTTGCGGCTGTGATGGCTATCTTGGCCCTGCCCGGAGACAAGGCATTCAGAATCAGTGATGAAGGTGCCGCACAGATCACAGTGGACTCGGGCGTTGCTGTTTGGAACTACACACTACCAGCACAGACCAAGTAATGTCATTTTCCTTCCACCAATACTGGGAACCAAAAGGTCATGTGTTTGGTACTTGCATGAGCAAGCCGGATCTTGACCTTATGTATGTCAACATACCCAAGAATGCCAGTTCGTGGACCAAACCCAACTTGTTGGATCAACACTGGGAATTTTATAACTACCACCTTGATCATATCAGACATAAACATGCCATGGTTGTGTTACGAGATCCTGTGGAGCGTTGGCTCAGTGGTATATGCGAATACTTTACATTGTACCATCGAGATATAGACACTACTGAATTTAATTCTGCATTTTACGATCTGCTGATGGAACAAATTACATTTGACGATCATACAGAAAAACAAGCGTACTTTATCAATGGTCTAAATCCCAATAGGATAACTTTCTTTTGGTGTGATGCAGATTATCGCTTGTACTTTAGTCAGTTCTTGCGTAACCAAGGCATTCCCGAAGCCGCTAGATATGCAAATTATGACTTTCAACATACCACAGAAGATCGCCAGGATGGCGATACTCGCAGACTTAAATTTAAAAATATATTCAAGCACCTACTAGACAATCCTGTGTATCTTGAACGAATCAAACAGCATTATGCTCCAGACTACGAATTAATAAATAAAGTGAAATTTTGGCGTGGATGATTTAACCAGTAAACAAAAAGACTATGCAGTATTCCTGCCTGCTATCAGTGGCTTCTATGCTACCTTTGTGGGCAAGCAAAGAGATACTGCCAGTGTGCCGTATGTAGACCCTGCACGTTTTCCGCAGGGCTTAACTGATATGGAGCAACTCAACTGGTTAAACAGCCAGAAAGCGTTGTTCCCATATAAATGGTCGCTTTACTCCGGCGGCCATGCTAACCTCGATCTAAACAAACAAGATTGGAGCGAGGACATGGTTCGAAATCGTGATCCCAACACACTGGTCTTAGGCGACTCTGGCGGATTCCAGATTGCTAAAGGACTATGGGAAGGCGATTGGAAAGCCAACTCAGGATGCCTGAAGGCCCAGAAAAAACGTGAACAAGTTTTGGCTTGGCTGGACGGCATTGCTGATTATGGAATGATTTTAGATATACCAACCTGGGTTGTAAATGATCCACACGCCAGTTCAAAGTGTCAAATCACCACACATCAACAGGCAGTTGATGCCACCAAGTTCAACAACGAATACTTTATGCGTAATCGCAAAGGCAAGAACAATGGTGGTGCCAAGTTCTTAAATGTGTTACAGGGTGCCACACACACAGAAGCAGAAGATTGGTATCAAACCATGAAACATTACTGTGACCCTGCTGTGTATCCAGACACACACTTTGACGGTTGGAGCATGGGTGGTCAAAACATGTGTGATGTACACTTGGTATTAAAACGCCTGGTGGCCTTGCGCTATGATAACTTGTTACAAGAAGGAGTTCATGATTGGATGCACTTCTTGGGTACTAGTAAACTAGAGTGGGCTGTTTTATTAACTGTAATTCAACGTGCCATTAGAAAATATGTTAACCCCTCCTTTACCATCAGTTTTGATTGTGCCAGTCCGTTCCTTGCAACAGCCAATGGTCAGGTCTACTTTGAAAATGTGTTTGAACACGATAGCAAATGGAGTTACCGGATGGCTCCCAGTGCAGACGATAAAAAATACGCCACAGACACCCGTAAATGGAGTACCGGAGTAGTTGCTGATGGAATCTATCCACGATGGGAAGATAGCCCATTGAGCGACTTGTTTAAGATGAAAGATATTTGCATCTACAAACCCGGCGACCTAAATAAGAATGGCAAAGAAGGCAAAACATCGTGGGATAGTTTTAGTTACGCATTGCTAATGGGCCATAATGTTTGGATGCACTTGACTGCGGTTCAAGAAGCCAACAGACGTTTTGATGCTGGCGAACATCCTGCTATGATGCAACGTTCGGGCGGAGACTATGCCAGATTTGAAGACATCGTAGAAGCAATCTTTGCGGCTCCCACCAAACAAGATGCATTGGACATTATTGAGCTGTATGATACATATTGGATGGAAATTATTGGAACTCGTGGTGCCAAAGGTAAGAAAGCTAAAAACTCAAACACCATGTTTAAATCCTTATTTGAAGTTGACGAGCCTGAAAGCAATGACGACTCGGTTGAATTAGATCAAACAGCATTGGACAACTTGGAAGGATCATGATGATTAAAAATCGAATTGCACATTTAGAACAACAACACCATGCACTAGACAAGCAAGTTGATCAAATGGAACGCACTGGAAACTTTTCGGACAAACAGATTGCCGAATTAAAGAAAAAGAGGTTGCACTTTAAAGATGAAATTGCTAAACTAAAGCAACAACTCCGGGATGAATTGAATGATTAGAGAAGGGCATGAAGAAACGAAATTCTTCGTAGGCACAGAAGTAGAACATACTCCTGCGTTTGGTAAGACAACTTTGTTTGTTGTTGGCATCCAGGATGCGAAAGATATACAGTCAATAATTGACGAGCGATCCTGTTTGCTTGACGAATCAAAACACATCAAGCATATCTATTTTGGTGCTAATCACAGTTTCCCCAACCTGGCAGTTAACGATGGTGCTGACTGGGCCAAGTGGGAAAAGATGATTTACAACTTCCTGGACCGAGATTACTTATGCACATTGGATATTGATGTGGCCTGTGTCGAAGGATTACTAGAAGCCGGCTTTGTTGAATACCATAACTTTATCCCTATGATTTCAGTTAAATTGCCCTATGTATTACAACTGGGGTATAATGCTGTCGTTAAACTTGATGACAAAGACTTCAATGCCACAACACCCGGAGTTTGGTGCCATCAATTACACAACCTATTAGACCGTAAGGTATTCACTGAGTGGTCTAAATATACCAAAGACGAAACATTATGACACAAGAAGAACGCGAACAAGTTGAACGAATTAAACAACGTGCAGATCGTAAGATCTGGGTCACATTCCGTAAAGAAGGTATACATTGCTATCCTGCGGCGGCCACTGATCCTGCACTGGCCACAGGCGATGAATATGATGTGAGTTTCTTGGGATCTCCACATCGTCACATATTCCACTTTAGAGTGTGGATTGATGTGTTGCACAACGATCGTGACATTGAGTTTATTCAATTCAAACGTTGGTTAGAAAATTTGTACAAAGACGGCATCTTGCAACTGGACTACAAGAGTTGTGAAATGATGTCAGATGATTTGTATTTGCAAATTGCCAATCGTTATCCCAACCGTGCTATCTGGATTGAAGTTTCTGAAGATGGTGAGAATGGCGCACTAATTAAGTATGAGACCTTTCGGCCACAACTTATTAGTGTGTGATGTTAACGTTTGATGTAAGTTCCCCCAATCTTGTGTTGGTGCAGTATCCGGGTGGCGGATATGGGAATTTACTACATCATTTGTTGACTGAATTTCTCGAAGATACAGTAAAAGTAAATAACGACCAGTTTGCTGTCAGTGGTACTGGTAATAGCCACAACACCGTTAAGTACACCGCCAAACACGAAACTCCGTTTGATCGAGAATACGTACCCGAAGTGTTTTTTCAATCAGCGCATGATCAAATAGCACAAGGTCGAAAGTTTTTAGTTTTATGTGACCCAACTCCGGTTGCAGATAATCGTAAACAATTATTAGCACAGTTTCCGAATGCCCACATGGTTCGGGTATATACTGATACCTTTATCGACAGGTTAGTGATGTTAACTAATCTAATGACCAAGTCCTACACCGATAATACCAAACAAGAATTATACAAAAATTCCCTACTAGGACACGATACTGTTGCTGGACTAACTGACGAACAAATTGTTGATATGTTGGTGTTGACCTTTAGACAAAAGTTCAATGCATATGGTATGATGTTTAATAAGCCATTGAGTAATGATCGCATATATAACTTTAACTTTAGATCCTTTACTAATTTTGATTCATTACTAAAAGAGTTACAGGGTGTTGCAACTTTTCTAAATACATCTATAACAGATGTAGAACAGTTGAGGTGTTTCTTTAGTGAATGGAAAATGACCCAGTCATCACATCAATACTATGACTATACCGCAGATACTGTAACCAACTCAAACGATTTAACGGGCAAGGCATTGGTTAAATTTTATGCGACACTTTAATACATATACTCAACTACAATGTAAATGCAATCCCAGCATGGCTCCCACTTTGCAGGACCAAGAGTTTACGGACTGGTTGTCCACAGTACCACACAATAACTTGTTAGACCTAACAGACAAACACGAACAAGATAAATCAGACTACTATTCTTTTAAAAAACACCAGCAAGGGCAAGCGCCCTGGGACGTTGTCACTTATACCAATACCACTCGGGTTGTAGACTTGACACAATTACTCGGCAGAATAGATCAATTGGCAAACCAGATTAACAGCAATGGGTATTTTTATCTTGCACTAAACAAATGGACAACAACAGTATCTAATCCGGATTCAGACTTTGCAAAATTAAGTTACGACCAGGCCATCGAGCAGTATGTGGCAAAATACATTAAAAATTATTCCTGTGTAGATTACAAATACATAGACAATGATCGTGGTGGACTTGGTAACTTTGTACACGGAAACAATAGATGTTGGCTACAGAAGCTATGAGTATCTATAATATAATGACCAAAAAGAACATGCGGTCGTTGATGATACATTTCAACCAACTGTACCAACATTATCGATCAACACCCGATGTGTTAGTACCAACTGACAAAATAACTGTTAAATTGTTAAAGCCTGGAAGTACGTTAGTATGGAACTCATATGGTTATCGTTTTGTCAATCACATACAGGATCTGCACATATATGATGATTTTCAAAAGTCTAACATAAGTTTAGACAGGACATTTGATAACATTGTGATTGTTAATCCAATGGTACTACGTTATACAACAACCACAGAGTTATCAGAAAGATTACTTCCGTTAATTACCAAAATCAATGAAGGTGGTAGACTTCAATTGAGCTTTAATAGTCAATTTCTACTTTGGAATCGTGTTAGTTCACCAATTGGTCCTGAAATAGAACTTTTGGTTAACAAACTAGAGCAACAAGGCTTGCAATTAATCTTTAAAGATGTTAAACTACTACAAACAACAATTACAGGAGACTGTAAGTTTTTGTTTGACAAATCTAAACAACTTGACATACATAAGGAACTATAAATGTCGCAAGATTGGCTTAAAAAATATCTTCGTATGAAACCCGAAGTTGACTTTCTCTTTAACGAGCTCGACGAGTATCTAGAGTTCTGTAAAAAGCAGGGTTATGTATACGATGAATGTCATCTAGGTAACGAAAAGACTCCGTGGGGTGAATGGCAACGAGTCAAGGCAGGAAAGATTCCTAAAAACAATTGGAGTCCTTATCCCAAAGAACCACGTCGAGAGTGGAAACCACGTGATACCAATTCCAATTGGAAGTATCGTTAATGCGTAAGTTGTTCTACATGGGACTAGAGCCCTACAAGGCCAGATATACTCTACAGTTGCAAGACTGGAACGAAGCAGTCTTTCGGCGTCGTGGCATTGACTATGTGTTGGTGCCTGGTGATACATTAAGTAATGATCAGGCCATAGTGACAGGACAAGTTCTAGATGCACATGGACGCACATACTTTGGCATGAGCCAACTTATGAATTTGGTCAAGATGATGAAGGCTGGAGAAGTCACAAATGAAGATGTTGTGTACTTTGAAGACATGTTTCAGCCCGGAATTGAATCATTACCGTACATCATCAATCAAGTTCCAGAACATCTTAGGCCTAGGATTTATGTTCGTTGTCTTGCTCAGAGCATTGATCCTGATGATTTTGTTCATGTATGGGGTATGGGTAAATGGATGGGCTTGTATGAAAAAATGGTAGACAGTTTTGTTACTGGTGTATTGGCCAGTAACGAAGAAATGGTCATGCACATGAAAATTGCAGGCTGGGAAGCCCCTGTATACAACATCTCCGGACTAGCGTTCGGTCGAGATGAAGTCCGTGCAAGAGTACCAGGTGAATTGAAACCATTTGATCAACGTAAAATGCGTGTGGGCTTTGCGGCTAGATGGGATCAAGAAAAGCAACCAGACTTCTACATGGACTTGATTGAAGAATGGAATCGGAGACATGATGCCATGGGACTTGATCCCACGAATCGTGTGGAGTTTGCCATCTTCTCAGGTGCCGCACTAAAGAGCAATAACGACAGTTATATGGCCCGTACAAGAGACCTACAGGCTCGCGGACTGTTGACATTGTATGAGGATTTAGATAAAAATGACTATTATGCTTTGCTTGACGATACTAGGGTTTTATTTAATTGTGCTTTACAAGATTGGGTCTCAAACACTGTATCTGAGGCTGATACTCTGGGCTGTAATGTGCTTTACCCTGCTTATCGCAGTTTCCCCGAAACCTTTGCTAATGATCCTGACCGACTTTATGTCCCTTGGAGCATAGACGATGCTATCCGCAAGTTGATGGTGTTGCTGGCCAAGCCGCATGCCAACCTAGGTCGTATCAGCGCCTGGACTGACGGCACTATTGATCGCGTCTGCGATATTATGGAAGGCAAAGGCGAGTCTTGGCGGCGTATGAGTACAGACTATCGCCGGCACACACATGAATCAAAATTTTAACAAAGGAAAAATATGTCTATTACTATTAAAAACTTAGAGGCGGCGTTTGCCGGTGAGTCACAGGCTCACACTAAATATCGCTATTTTGCAAAACTGGCTCGTGCCGAAGGATTTGAAGATGTTGCAAAACACTTTGAACATACAGCAGATCAAGAACTGCTACACGCATGGGGCCATTTAGAATTGATCATTGGCAAGCCAACAACTCGCGAATGTTTGGAAAAGGCTATCGAAGGTGAGACCTATGAGTTCACCACAATGTATCCAGAGATGAAACATCAAGCCATTGTTGAAGGTGACGAACATGCTGTGCTTGAAGCAGACATGCAAATTGGCGAAAGTAAAGAACACGCAGAGCAATTTGCCGCTATTCTAGCCAAGGCAGAAAAGCGTTTTTCCGCTCTACAACGAGTAGAGCAACATCATGCAAATCTTTACAAACAAAAATTGGAGGCACTATAATATGGAACATGTATGTGTAATTTGTGGTCATGTACACGACGAAGAAACAGAAGGCAAATGGGAAGATCTTCCTGAGGACTTTCCTTGTCCTGAATGCGGTGGGTTCAAAGCAGACTACGAGTCTATTTAAAAATGTCTAAGAAGAAATCTGAACAAGCGGAAGCAGTCAACGCCGAGTACGAGCAGTTAATGGCGACTCTCAAGTTCACTCCACGTACCTATAAAATCTCCATGTGGGGCTATGGTGGTGAAATAGTCATGGGTACCGTGGATAAAAAAGTCTGGAACTACTGCATGAAAAACTCAGTAGATCTGCAAGAAATAGCCTGGAGCGATGAAGACACTGTGCAAGATGAAATGGGATTAGATTTAGATCAGTTACCGTTTACACCAGGGTCCTGGTATGAATGTGATAGCATGGCACATGTGAATGGGGTCAGTCGCGACTCGGGACACATCCAGATTGAAGATGAAAAAGGCAACACAGTATTTGAAAAAAGCCTAGATGACTGCGACGGTTGCGAAGACAGTCCGCAGTGGTCGGGGCAAGATGAAGTCTGGGTGGGCAGTCGCAAAAAAGGCGAAGTGGTATTCATTGGTAGAAGCAACGAAAAAGGCACATTCTTCGACGGTGAGATTGAACTGCGAGCCCCGTTTGATATTGAAAAACTAGAACTCTACTACGATGAAGTGGACGGAGAAGAGATTGTGAACTCCGTGATGTATGACGGTGAAGAAATCGACAACAACGGTGGCAGCACTGACGGCAAGAGTTCAGACATGATCATGGTTCGGCTCACTGACAACAAGGGAAACTTTGAACGCTATGCACCCGAAGAGAAAGATTGGGGTCATCCTCCACATGGTTCAAGTCCCAGCACCTGGGAAAAGTCTAAAACATTTAAGTTTACAAAAGTCCAACCCACACTGCCTGGGTATTACAGTTGTACCTGGAAGCACTATGGCACAACATATGGCACAGCATACTGGGATGGCACACAGTTTGGCGAATGGGAATACGGCAAGTTCAATCCTATTACAGGAGAGATTGTGACTTGGTCGGGCTATAACTGGGACACTGGTTCATGGGTCAACCAACCACCAGAACCTGTAGATATTGCGTGTGACAATAAAAAATGCGGTTGGGTAGGCAAGAGTGAGGATCGTCGCACTGACGATGACTACAACGATCACTGCCCCGAATGTGATGGCACAGAGTTTACTTGGATTGACTATGATCCAGACTCAGCAGTTGGACGCAAGAATCGTGCTAAGTACTGTCGAGAGTGGGATCCTGCAATTGCCATGGATCGTATTGTTGCTACTGCAACAGAACAAAGTTTAGAAGAAAAGTAATCATTTAACATAAAGGAAAATAAAATGACTGATTTAAAAGCACCGTTTGAAGCATACTTGGCTGAGAACGAAAAATTCGAAGGTGGTAACAATGCCGCAGGTACCCGTGCTCGCAAAGCATTGGCCGAACTAGGTAAAGCAGTCAAGGCACGCCGTAACGAAATTACCGAAACTAAAAATGCGAGAGTTGCCGCTAAAGCAAAATAATGAACAGAACTGTTGTTGTAACAGGTGGATGTGGCTACATAGGTAGCCATGTTGCTCGTGCATTTAAACAAAACAATGATACTGTACACATCATTGATCAAGTCAACCGCGAGCATACTCTCAAAGACATTGATGGATATCTGATTGCCGACTTTGCCAGTGACGAAGCCCTGGCTATGATAGTTAACCTAGCACCCGATGTTGTTGTACATTGTGCTGGCACCAGCTTGGTTGGGCCCAGCATAACTGACCCCGCCGAATACTACACAAACAACATAGTCAAGACCATTGCCTTGTTGAATGTTGTTAGACACATGTCCAAACGGCCTGTGATACTGTTTAGCAGTAGTGCCAGTGTGTACGGCGTACCTGATACTTGGCCCACCGATGAAGGCAGTGACATACAACCCATCAGTCCCTACGGTGCTACCAAGGCCATGACTGAACGCATACTAGATGACTATTTCAAAGCATACGACATTCATAGTATGTGTTTTAGATATTTTAATGCGGCAGGTGCCGAGCCTTTTAATTCGGATCTTGGGCAAGAACCTGGTGCAACACATATTGTTGCTCGTGCATTAGAAGCCAGCATTGCTAATCGTGCATTTACAATCAACGGTGACGACTACGATACCGACGATGGTACTTGTGTTCGAGACTATGTGCATGTATGGGATTTAGCTCAGGCACATATACTAGGTGTCAACTACCTGCTAGATGACTATCCGCAACCAGGTGCTTATGTTTTAAATCTTGGCACTCGAGAGGGAATAAGTAATAAACAAATCGTTGATTATGTGTTTAACAAATACGGATTACCATTTGTTAACTACGGACCAAAGCGGCCGGGCGACCCAGATATACTCGTAGCCGATGCTACACAAGCAAAGAACCTATTGGGATGGGTGCCCAAGTACAGCAACATTGAAACTATTATCAACTCAGCACACAAATGGTATACTAAATGACAAGACTATACGGACAAGTAGAAAAAGGGTGGGGTTCAGAAGAAATCTGGGCCAGCAACGACCGATACTGCGGTAAGTTAATGAACTTTAATACCGGTGCAAAATTCAGTATGCATTTCCATGCAGAAAAAGATGAGAGCTGGTATGTGCTCAGTGGAAAGTTCAGTGTACACTACATCGACACCGTAGATGCCAGTCTACGTACAGCAGAACTGAATCCTGGAGACACATGGCATAACCTACCATTGTTGCCACATCAATTAGAGTGTGTTGAAGCTGGTACTGTAATCGAAGTTAGTACACCAGACAGCGTAGAAGACAACTATCGTGTGGGTAAAGGTGATAGTCAACGATGACTCGAGTATTTGTTAACGGCACCTTTGATATTATGCATCGAGGTCATCTCGAAATGCTCGAATATGCTCGTAGCCTTGGTGATGAAGTATTGGTTGCCATAGATTCTGACAGACGTGTTCGAGAACTAAAAGGCGGTGGCCGACCTATCAATAACCAAATAGATAGACAATTTATGCTAGAAAGTTTAAAATACGTTGACAGAGTTTGCATTTTTGATTCTGACGCGGAATTAATCAACACAATCAAACAGTATGATGTTGACGTTATGGTCAAGGGCAGTGACTATAAAGGTTATCCTATAATTGGACAAGAGTACTGTAAACACATTGAATTTTTTAAATTAATAAATGAATACTCAACAACCAAAGCAATTCAACATATTGCTGATCGGCGACGACTGCATTGATGTATACCAATTTGGCACTGTAGATCGCATCAGTCCCGAAGCTCCTGTACCTGTATTTGAATGCACCCATAAGGATACCAAACCCGGCATGGCCGGCAATGTGGCCAAGAACTTGGAAGCACTGGGTTGTCGGGTCACATACCTACACAACGAAACATCAACCAAGACCAGACTAATTGATGTTCGTAGTAAGCAACAAATTGTACGCATAGACAGCGACAGTCGATGCACACCGTTAACATTTGATACTGTTATCCCACCAGGGTATGATGCTATTGTTGTCAGTGATTATAACAAGGGTACAGTAACATATGAATTACTTACGGAGTTACGTGAAGGTTTTGCAGGTCCCATCTTTGTTGACACAAAGAAAACAGATCTGGCACAACTGGAAGGTTGTATTGTAAAGATTAATCAACTTGAGTCGAGTCGTATTACCAGTCGGTGTACAGACTTGATTGTAACACAAGGTGACAAGGGTGCGGTCTGGAGTGACATACATTTTACTGCCAGACGTGTAGAAGTTGCTGATGTGTGTGGTGCTGGGGATACATTCCTAGCCGCACTAACTTACAAATATCTAACAGAAGACAACATGCCGCCTGCTATAAACTTTGCTATCCGTGCCAGTGCTGTTACTGTACAGCACATCGGTAACTATGCACCCACTGTAGAGGAAATTGCATGAAAGTAATGGTCACAGGTAGTCGAGGTTTTATTGGACAAAACTTAATCGCCTACTTAAAACTACACACTGACTGGCATGTGGATGGTTGGAATATCACAGACAACCCAGATCTATTGTTCAACGACTATGACTGGATCATTCACTTGGGCGCAAACTCAAGTACTGTGGAGCGTGATGTTGACAGCATAATGCGTACCAATTATGATTTTAGTCGTTGGCTATATCAACGCTGTTGCGAAGAGGGTATCAACTTACAATACGCCAGTAGTGCCAGTGTTTACGGCGTTGTATCAGATTTCAAAGAAACTAGCCCACCAGATCCACGTAATCCCTATGCTTGGAGCAAGTACTTGTTTGATCGACATGTGGAACAAAATCCCACAGACCGAATCGTTGTGCAGGGATTTAGATACTTTAATGTATACGGTCACTATGAAGAACACAAAGGTGGACAAGCAAGCCCTGTTACGCAATTCAGACGGCAGGCCGAGTCTACAGGTGTTATCAAACTATTCCACGACAGCGACAAGTATCTGCGTGATTTTATCTGTGTGGAAGATGTTGCTTGGACACACTTACAGTTCGCACAACGAGTGCCCAAGTCCGGTGTTTGGAATGTGGGCACTGGAAATGCTGTTAGTTTTAAATACGTTGCTGATCAAATCGTAATGGTAACTCATGCCGACATTGAATACATAGACATGCCCGAAGTATTAAAGGGCAACTATCAAGCATATACCCGCGCCGATATTGCCAAGTTGTACGAAGCAATAGGTCCACAAAATTGGATGACCGTTAGAGAATGGATCAAGGTAAACCCCGATGTTCGACGATTTATATAAATTTGAATCTGCATTAGCAAAGTATACCGGAGCTCCGTATGTGGTGGTTACAGATGGATGCACCCATGCCATAGAGTTATGCTTTAGGTTCAACCGTATTACCGCCTGTGAGTTCTCTGCATTTACCTATATCAGTATCCCACAATTAATGCGACAACTGGGTGTACACTATACCTTAAGGTCGGACTATTGGAACACCATTGGTGAATACAATTTTATAGGTACTAATATTTGGGATAGTGCCAGGCTATTACGTAGAGGCATGTACAAGCCAGGCCAGATCCAATGTCTCAGCTTTGGTCACGGCAAGCCACTAAGTGTTGGCAAGGCTGGTGCTATCTTAACAGACTCTTACGCACAGTATAGAGAACTGAGCCTAATGCGTAGTGATGGAAGAGATCTTTTAGTTACACCCTGGGAACGTCAACAGACATTCGGTGAGGGCTATCACTACTGTCCAACACTAGAAACTTGTAGAATGGGTTTAGATTTATTGGATATGGTTAGTCAAGAACCTAAATATCATCAATATCCGGACTTGAGAACCATTGACTTTACAAGTTAAAGATATTACAATACAACAAAGACATCCTCGTCTTAATAACTCGGAGAACTAAATTGAACGAAAATTGGATTGACACCATAGACGACAAGGGCTATGAAGAAGGTTACTTAGGCAACGCTATTCGCTTTCGAATGAAGCGTGACGGCAAAAGGTTTTGGGCCGGCGACAACATCAGTGACTATGTCAGCGAAGCAGATAAAGAACAACTAATCGACGATGCCGCAGAAGCATTTGAAGGTGTACTTGATGCACTACTAATTGATCGAGAAACTGATCCCAACAGTCAAGGTACAGCACGACGACTGGCCAAAATGTACTTTAATGAAGTAATGGCTGGACGTTATGAACCAAGTCCCAATGCCACAGCCTTTCCTAACGATACCGACGGCAAATACGAAGGCATGTTGGTAGTACGCAGTGAGCTCAAATCAATGTGTAGTCATCATCACCAGCCGGTGTCGGGTGTGGCATACATTGGTATTATTGCAGGACCAAAACTAATCGGACTTAGCAAGTATACTCGTATTGCACAATGGTGTGCCCGTAGAGGTACCTTACAAGAAGAATTGTGTATGGATATTGCCCGCGAAATTGAATATGCAACAGGATCGCCAGACGTGGGTGTTTACATACAGGCCACCCACGGTTGTTGTGAGAATCGTGGTATTATGGCTCACAGTAGTTTGACACAAACTACGGTATTGCATGGCGCCTTCCAAGCTGACCAAAGCACAAAGAAGGAATTCTTTGACAACATCAAACTACAACAAGACTTTGCACCCCGCTAATTTGGCACAAACGGCGATCTTTGTTACAATGCTTGCATGAACCTAATAAATTTACTTAAAACCGGCTTTGTAATACTTTTGTACACCCTGTGTAACATGGGGAATTGTAACAGTTTACAATTTATAGATGCGCCTAAACGTTTTTTTGGCAGTAAAGATCCCACTACCATTTACACTTTTAGTAACTCAAATGCTCGGGCTACAATAATATTCTTTCCTGGTGGTGACGGTAGTTTTAAAATAAACGAAAACATAAAGAATCACAAAGGCCTGCCGCGGATGCTACAAATGATTGCTGATGCAGGTTATAATGTAGTGTTTGTAGATAGTCCGTATCCGTTATTGGACTCTGGATCGGGCGGGTATCCCGCAATGCGAGATTCCGGCGATCATCTAGATAGAATGGATTCTGTATTAAAGCATCATCAAGGGCAAAATTTACCAATCTGGCTAATGGGTCATAGCAACGGGTCGTTTACTGTAAGTTCCTTTTTTTATCGCTTGCAAAAAGAACATAGAACAAAAGAAATCAGCGGAATAATTCTGTCAGGCACACGCAATGTTGCAAAGTTTCAAGATTCAATGGATACTAATGTTATATTTGTGCATCATGAAAAAGATGGATGTTTTAACACATTATATCGAGATGCTGTAAACAATTACAACAAAGTAAAATCGTTTAACCAAGGACCAACTACGTTTATAACTATCACCGGTGGCACTAGCGGTAGTATCCCCGGTGGTCCCAGCGGCCCCTGCTATTCGGGATACCATATGTATTATGATGCTCATACCGAAACTGTGCAAAATATTTTATCTAAATTACCGTAAGGAGATGTAATGAAGTGGTTACTTGACTTTTTAGAAAAGCATGGTCGCAAACGCATAGTCATGGATCGTGTCAATAACGAGCCATACTTAGAACGCTACTATCTTTTCTTAAAGGATCGTAAGCGTTTTCCCTTTAATGTGTTTTTACACAAATTCTTAAAATCAGATCCAGATGATGTGCATGACCATCCTTGGCCCTATGCCACAGTTATTCTCAAAGGTGGGTATTGGGAATGGACCCCACAGTTTGACAGCTCGGGTAAAAAGATTAATGAAATTGCCAATTGGCGTGGTGCTGGACACTTTCGCGTTTGCAGTGCCAACAGTTATCACCGCATCGAACTTGATCCTACTGTAGAGTGTTGGACCTTGTTCATGCCTGGACCACAGACTCAAGATTGGGGATTTCTAACTCGCACGGGTTGGGTACAACATGAACAATATTTAGATGCTAGGGCTGGCAAATGATGCAACTGCCGCCAGGTGTTACAGTCAACTACTTTATTGCCATTGAGATTGATCGATTAACTGAAGAAATGGTCGACTGGTTTGAGATGATAGGCGGCCAAGTTGGCAAAGAAATCAAATGGACCAGGCGCGGTAGTACTATCAATTTGCCCGTTGTGCAATATGGCCAAGGCAAGCCCAGTTACTACAGACAAGATGGATCAGGCAGTGTGCGTCTAAATTTCCACGGTGATGATGCCAGTGCGGCCAGTATGTTTATATTGAAATTCATGGAACATGTTCAACAACACAATTTGAAAGAGGTACACTTTGCATAAAGTATATTATACACCAGACGATGTTCGGTATTGGTTACACAACATCATCAGAGACATGACCGCACACAACTGGCGACCCGACTACATTGTGGGCATTGGTCGAGGTGGATTGATTCCTGCTACCATGTTGAGTCATTATATGAATGTGCCCATGCAAACACTTGATGTTAGCCTGCGTGACAGCACAGTTGGACCAACCAGTAACTGCGGCATGGCCGAAGATGCATATGGTGGCGGCCGTGTGTTTCACCGTAAAAATATATTGGTTGTAGATGACATCAACGACTCAGGTGCCACACTTGAATGGATCAAAAACGATTGGCCAGCTTCGTGTATGCCCAACGATACTGCGTGGCAAGACATTTGGCACAGCAATGTTCGCTTTGCTGTGATGGTCAATAATCAGACTAGTGCGTTCAAAGATGCTGACTATGTGGGTGCTCATATTAACAAACTAGAGCAAGATATTTGGTGTGTTTTTCCCTGGGAAGAATGGTGGAGATAATACATGGCCGGACATAACGATTGGTACGATGTCAAGTTAGAAAAATTAAGTGACCACAATGAGTTTACTATAAACTTCAATGTGGATAAGCCAACACAACTAATGTCTTTTCAAGATGCAACTGATTATACTGCCAATTTAATATACCAGCAGAGTAAAAATATCTTTTTGGGACTAAGCGGCGGATTAGATAGTGAATTTGTTGCCAATGTATTTGTTAGAAATAATATTCCATTTACTCCTATTATATTAACATTCAATAAAACCAAAGAACATTACTATGCATTAGAATGGTGTGAAGTTAATAATATTATTCCAACCATAGTTGATGTGTCCGAAGACGATAAAGATTTTGTTAAGTATGCCAATTGGTTATCCAATTTTACTTCCACCCAAGTTCATTCAATGTCTATGACTTGTTACATGTCAAGGATTGTAAAAAAACACGGAGGGAAACTAATACATGCAGATCCAACTTTGGTAAAAATTACCAATGGATTTTATGATCCGGTGACTGACCAATTGGAAATCTCTTGGTACGAATTTCTATTAGAACTGGTCTATCCAGCAGAACATGTAGGTGGTTTCTTTTTCCATACGCCGGAGTTGGCACTTGCGTATGCAACAGAATTAGATACTTCGTTAAGCAACAATAGAGCAAAAACTAAGTTATATAAAAATGTTGCTTATCGTCCTAAAAATTGGCCGCCGGTTGTTCCCATCAACGATATGTTAAAACGTAAAATTAAATTTCAGTATCACAAACCGTTGGTCACAGTCAATTGTGAATGGACAAAAGAAAAATTCATTATGCTCTTGACAGACCTAAATAATAATGTATAATAAATACATAGCGGTCTTGGACATCATTCCCGCTTTACAAACTCTGCTGTCTATGCTAAAATTAACATAGGAGAAACAGCATGACAACATCGAATCCCGTAGTTTACAAGTACACCAGTACCAAAGAGTATCACGACGCATTTCCGTGCGCCTACAGACAGTGGAGGAGCGATAGCCATTGTAATTTAATACACGGATATTCATTCAGTATGAAGTTCTATTTTGGAACCGACGAACTGGATGTGCGTAACTGGGCCGCCGATTATGGTGGACTCAAAGAACTCAAGAAGACCTTAGAAGATCAATTCGATCACACACTTATTGTGGCAGCGGATGATCCTGAAATGGCAACATTCAAACTGTTACAAGAGCGCAACATGGCCAAGGTTGTTGTGTTACCCCGACTGGGCTGTGAAGGACTCAGTGACATGCTGTACAAGTATGTGAATGGTGTTTACATTCCCGAAATGTGGGGTCCAGGTGAAGCCGCACGTTTATGGTGCTATCGTGTGGAAGTACGTGAGACACAAGCCAACATGGCTTTCCGTGAAGGTCACCGTGAATGGAATGAAGACCTATTTGCATAAATTTTGGCGCCTTTGGGCTAAAGCATTAGGTGAAAAAGCAGGCAGTTCGGACGCAGAAGCGGACCGTATTGCTTGCATTCGTACTGTGATTGTGTTAACATACGTTGTAACCAATTGCTTTATCATTGCAGGGGTTATTAGACATTGGAACTAAACATGAACTCAAAAGAAAATGAAATTCTGCTAATTACCCAAGAGGAATGTGCAGAAGTAACGCAAGCCATTAGCAAATGCTATCGCTTTGGACTTGACAATTTCAAGCCCGGAAAACCCAAAACAAATAGAGATCACTTAGCAGAAGAACTAGGCGATCTGCAGGCCATGATTGATTTATGTATTCAGTTTAATCTTGTAACAGGTGAGCAAATACAAGATGCCGCAGACAACAAAATTGCCAAACTACATCAATGGTCAAGTATTTTTAAAGAAGAAGTAAATGAGTAAACTCAAAGTAGCAGAATTATTTTATTCAATACAAGGCGAAGGACGCTACATGGGTGTGCCCAGTGTGTTCTTGCGTGTGTTTGGATGTAACTTTAAATGTGCCGGATTTGGCATGCCTCAAGGAGAACTCAGCAATGAAGCTATCAATATTGACCCTACTGACTACACCGACTACAAATCCCTTCCTCTTGTGTCTACAGGTTGTGACAGTTACGCTAGTTGGGATCCTCGCTTTAAGCATCTATCTCCCGTTATTGATACTGATGCGATTGCCCTTGCTATTGTGGATACGCTACCGCACAAGGAATGGCGCGACGAACATTTAGTTATTACTGGAGGTGAGCCACTACTAGGTTGGCAACGAGCTTATCCTGATTTATTAGATCATCCCAAGATGGCAGGACTAAAAGAGATTACATTTGAGACAAACGGCACTCAACCCTTTGATCCAAAGTTTAGACAGTATCTGTTGAACTGGAGTTTGGGTAATAAGGAGCGTGGACGCAATGCATTAACATTCAGTGTAAGTGCCAAACTTCCTTGTAGTGGCGAGCGGTGGGAAGAAGCAATATGCCCAGAAGTAGTGTGTTCATACGAAGAAGTTGGTTATACTTACTTGAAACTGGTGGTGGCAACAGAACAGGATATAACAGATGCAGAACGAGCAGTTGAAGAATATCGTACAGCAGGGTTTATGGGTCCTGTGTATGTCATGCCTGTTGGTGGTGTTGAGCGGGTGTATACCCTTAACAATCGTGCAGTAGCAGAAATGGCAATGCGAAAAGGTTGGCGGTACAGTGATAGACTACAAGTGCCACTCTTTAAAAACGAATGGGGAACCTGAGTGATGGGCTCGGGTTATTACGGTAAACTAGCAATGTCCTGGAACCGCGACGATTGGTTTTATCGCAAATGCATTGGATGGCGGCTAAGTTTTGCTGTTTGGCCCAGACGTTGCGATATCACCAACCGTGTTATATGGCTCAAGTTTGGATATCGTGGTACTGCTGTATTAACAGGGCCCGGAGATAGTATAGTAGAACATCGTTGGCATGATAAGATGGAACATCTTATTTGGAAAATTAAAGGCTATTAATATGATTTATCATAAACCAATTCATCTCAATGGCTGGGAAGAAGCTAATAAATCATTTATGGAATATGTTTCTGCTAACACAAAGTTCATGAAAACCGACTACTTTTGGAATATTATAAGGCCTGAGTTGCATAAACCTTGTTACGATTTGTATTCTCCTATTTTTAAAGAAGCTGGATTTAATCTACTAAGAATATCATTACTAATAGTCAACAAAAGAACCAGATCAAACATACATCAAGACGAAGATTATATCAACGGATACCCTACTAGAATGTCTAGAATAAATATCCCAATTCTTAATTGTGACTCTTCAGTGACGAAATTTTATAGTTCGATTAAATGGAATCCTATTATAAAAACTCACATAAACGGTATTAAATACACATATCACCATCCAGATGATTGCAAACTTGAATCTAGTGTTACCTTATCAAGCCCAATGATATTACGTGTAAGAGAACTACACAATGTATCCATGCTAAAGGGTGTATATCCGAGACTTGCTATATCGTGCGCTGTGGATCCAGATCCAATATATCTATTAGAGGAACAACATGACTGAAAAGAAAACACCGGTAAAGAAAACAGTGGCAAAAAAACCTGCTGAAACAAAATTACGAGTTACTGCCAAAGGTAAGACACCCAAAGACGTTGCCACAGAACGAGGTGAACCTTGGGTCAGTGTGTTGAATGTAGAACTTGATCCCGACAACATCGGCAATGGTGCATTTGAACTAGATTGGAATGACAAGTTTATTGCCAATTTGGTACGTGCAGGTTACCAAGGTAAAACAGACAGTGACATGGTAGACCAATGGTTCCAAAGTGTTTGTCGTAATATTCTAGCAGAAAACTATGAACAATGGGCGGCCAATCAACCCAATGGTGGACGTACTGTACAACAACAAGATCTAGGCAACGGCAAAACTTCAGTGAGTTAAATGACCGACGAACTGAACAGCGCCAAAGGTCGAGACAGCTTTGACATTGTTACTGGCAATACTGTAGTTAACTTTTTCAATAGAAATATAACACCCTATGCCACCAGTACACTGGGTCCTAAGTTTGATCTTGTACCTGTAGAAAAGCAAAAAGATCTAATGATCAATCATGCTAGGATGTATGCCCAGCAAGAGTATGATCGTATCATGGAACTTGTGTCGGTGTTACAACGACAGGCAGACGATATCAAACGCAGATTAGATGTTGCAGATGCTGTGCATGCCGCTGAGTATCAGTTCCAAGTTGTAATGGGCAACCTATACTGGTTGGTATGGGACGTTAGGAAACAAAAAACACTGCTGGTCATGACTGGCCCCGCAGACTGGAACACCGGAGCTCCAGACAGTTACGAATACTTAATGCAGGTCAAGTACATGGGCGACCACACTTGGATGGAAATCAAATGATCTTGTACATCAATGGTGACAGTCACAGCACAGGTGCCGATGCTGTAGTTCCTTATAGTTTTGCTAACGATAGCGATCGTCATTATGCTACACCACATAGGCATGCCCATGCACAAAATTTAGCGGCTTCATTTGGTGTTGTTGCCGCGCATCAATTGGGTTGGTCGTGGATCAACCAGGCTGAAAGTGGTGGGTGCAATGATCGTATCATACGCACCACAGAAATCTTTTTAGAAACATCTAAAATTGAAGATTTGTTTATCCTGATAGGTTGGACAACTTGGGAACGAGAAGAATGGTTGCACAATGATATTTACTATCAAGTAAATGCCAGCGGCAGGGACCAGGTTCCCCCGGAATTACGGGATAAATATAAACAGTGGGTTGTAGCCCAGGATGATTTCGAAAGAGAACGTAAGATGCTGGCCTGGCATGAACGTATACACCAATTCCATATGAGCCTTAGGTCTCGTGGTATTAGGCATTTATTTTTCAACACCTACTCAGATTTTGCACCAATTGGTCGTAACCAAATTACCACCAATCAGGGTAATCCGGGCCCATTTGATTGGCACAACTGCTACATAGATCCGTATGACCAGGATCAAACCTACTACTACTGGCTTCGAAATGCAGGATTCCAACCGGTATCAGACGGAAACTATCATTATGGTAAGGAAGCTCATGCAAAATGGGCAGAATACTTGGTTACACATTTGACTCAATTAGAATAATATGCTATTATAACTACATGAAATATCTTATCGTAGACACCGCAAATACTTTCTTCCGTGCTCGTCATGCGGCACATCGGCAGAGTGACACTTGGGATAGACTTGGGTTTGCAATCCATGTCACACTGAGTAGTGTGGCAAAAGCATTTCGCGATCAGCGGGCTGATCATGTCATATTCTGTTTAGAAGGTCGTTCATGGCGTAAGGATTATTATGAGCCGTACAAGAAAAACCGAGCAGTCGCCCGTGCGGCGCTCACAGAAAAAGAGCAAGAAGAAGATCAACTATTTTGGGACGCTTTTGATGAACTCAAAACGTTCCTGTACGAAAAGTCCAATTGTACTGTTCTCCAGCACAGTCAACTCGAAGCGGATGACTTGGTGGCAGGATGGATTCAAGCACACCCTGGAGATGAACATATAATTGTGAGTTCAGACACAGATTTCTATCAACTGCTGGCCAACAATGTTAAACAATACAACGGAATATCAGATGAGCTCCATACCACCAAGGGCATCTTTGACAAGAAAGGTGCCCCAGTCAAAGATAAAAAAACTAAAGAAGCAAAAACTATTCCAGACCCTAAATGGATACTGTTCGAAAAGTGTATGCGTGGAGACCCCACTGACAACATCTTCTCGGCATTCCCTGGTGTCCGCACTAAGGGCTCTTCGAAAAGAATTGGACTCGAGGAAGCCTTCCAAGACCGTGAAAATAAAGGTTTCTCTTGGAACAATATGATGTTGCAACGTTGGGTAGACCACAATGGTGCAGAACATCGTGTGTTGGATGATTATGAACGCAATCGTGTGTTGGTGGATCTCTCTGCACAGCCCGATGCCATCAAACAGATCATTGCAGAAACCATTGCCACAAATAGTGTAGTAAAGGCGATACCGCAGATTGGTACTCTGTTCTTAAAGTTCTGTGGCAAGTATGATTTGAAACGCATCAGCGAACAGGCACAGACGCATGTGGACTTTTTGTCTAGGAGTTATCCCGAATGAACGAGCGTGTACAAGCTCTTGCTGACCTGGCCAAACAAAGTGTGCCACAAGGTATACTTGATGTAGACAAATGGATTGAAACTTATAACAAAGAGTTTGCTAGATTGATTGTGTTGGAATGTGCAGATGTTGCCTACAAGTTTGATGAGTTGACTTTAGGGCAAGGATATACAGTTGCCAAACATATCAAGAAACATTTCGGAGTTGACGAATGAAACAAGAACTAGACGAACTACTTTGTACTAAGTATCCCAAGATGATGGTAAATCGCAACAAGGATATGAAAGAAACTTGTATGTGCTGGGGCTTTGAATGTGGAGATGGTTGGTTCAATATTATTGATCAACTCATGGGCAATATACAACATCACATTGATTGGAAAGAAAAAAAACGTGATTGGGCTATTAGATTTAACAGTACTGCCGCACCAGAAGATATGCGACCAGTCCCAGACTCCATTCATCAAGTTACCTTAGACCAAGTCAAAGAGAAGTTTGGTACGCTAAGGTTCTACTACACAGGTGGTGACGAATACATCAGCGGACTTGTTAGCATGGCAGAAAGCATGAGTGGTATCACTTGTGAATCGTGTGGTAACCCCGGTAAGAGTACGGGTGGTGGTTGGATTACTACCTTGTGCAAAGAACATGCAGAAGCTCGTAGGATTTATATTGGCAATGAAGAAGATGAAACTGTCAAAGATTAGATAGAGAAATAAAATAACAACTAACATAGAAAGTATATACATGACACAAAAAATATTTAATTCCAAATATCCGATTCTAGAAGCTTGTATGAATCGTGGTTCGACTTTAGAATTAGCTCTGGCAGTACATCGCGCTGGTGCATACCCGAGCTTATGTTCTTGGACTTATCTGGAAGTTCCCAGACATGTTTCCGAAAATATGCAGGCGTTAAAAAATGATCTCGTTTCTTTTATTGAAATAACTAAATCAAATAATATACACATAAGTTTTGAGTTAGACGAATTTGCCCTTGACCCTAATTTAGGTGCATTCGATCGAGAGTTATTCAGAAGAAACATTAGAATTTGCCATGACATGATCAGGGAGTTTGCAATCCCCACCGTGGAAATAATATACGGAAACTCAAATTCTCCCAGACCATATCGACAGATTCGTCCGGATACCGCAGGGCGTTTGATAGAATTAACACAGCCGTTGCATGAAATGGGCACCAAAGTTTTTAACAGAACATACGATCCTGTGGACGAAGAAACTAGAAAAAAATATTTCTTCGACGGCTTCTGCGTCAAAGGCATTGACTCGTCGGGATTCGGCGGAACAAAACACACAGTAAAAGAATTATTCTTATTACAAAAAGAACTAACTCCTGATGCGTTGATTATTCCATACGGCGGTATTGGTACAGCGGCACAGGTCAAAGAATATTTTGATCTAGGAGCAGATATGGTGGGGGTGGGCAGTGTATTGGCTTTTAGTAAAGAAAGCACTATCGGCGACGCAACCAAGCAATCAGTGGTTTCTTCAACTAAAGATAAATTACAAAAATTTGAACATACATTTAGGATTGGCAATAATATAGTCAAACGCAAACAATCTATGTTACCATTGGAAAATCAATATCAAGGCCCTGATGATTTTAATCATACAAAAAGCCTTATAACTGGTTTGTATAATCCATCCGATGATAATACTGGCCATGTGTATATAGGACATGCCATTGATCATATCAACGAAGTACTTCCAGTTGATGAAATTATTCAAAATTTAATGTCGGACATGGTTGACAAATAATCCTGGTAAGAGTACAGGTGGTGGTTGGATTAAAACAGTATGTGAAGCCCATAGTGGCAGAAAGAACAATGATGAAAACAGTTAAAGAAATATTATCAATTGCTATTTTAATAATGTCTACAATTATGGTTGTAGCAACTTGGGATCAGCTAGGTAACACAGGATGGCTAATTGCTGTAGTGGGATGGCTTGAAATTGTAGTAAATCAACGCAAGGAAACAAACAAACAATGATCTCTCTTAAACAATTTATGGAAACTGTCAACTACCGGATTACCGAAGGTAGTGAGTATGGATGGCAATGCTACGGATCTAGTGCCTATATGTTGGATTCATGGAATGGTGAGCCAGATGGTCACAGTTTTACCATTGTATTTGATACTGGTACACAGACCGTATGCGAAGTGCAAGCACACGACTACCTACATCAACGAGCATATCGTTTGATCAATGCAGACTATGCCAAAGCCAACAAAAAAGAAGCCAAGCGTCGTGGTGTTAGTCGTCGAGAAGCATGGGACGATGTTGACTATGTTGATCTAGAAACAGATGCGGACTGGTTGGACAAAGCCCAGGCCATTGCTCGTGGAGAGGACTACGATAGTCGTGTAGATGTTCCATTGGATTTAGAGGATGAGTTGGTGTTTGAAATGATGAAGCAAGCACATGACCGCGACATCACTCTTAACCAATATGTTGAACTGATACTAAAACAAGCAATGGATAAACCACAAGACACAGACAGCGTTGAAGAGCGTCTATGGAAACAGTCCTTGGAAAAAATCGACAACTAATCTTGTATGATTAAAAACATATACGCCAATGGACCTTTCTTACAGGTTGAGGGAACCGGCACAAGTTACAATACTCCATATATTCCTGCCACCATGCCCAGTGCTGGTATAGTACGCTACAATAACGGACACCTTGAAGTCTACGATGGAACCACTTGGCATGATATTGGTGGCAATGGTCAGGCCATGGTCAGTATGACCAGCAATGCTGTTACTGCCATCATGTGGGCCGAAGAAAAAATGCACGAAGAGTTGCGTCTTAAAGAGTTGGCCGAAAAGCATCCTGCTGTTGCCGATGCTGTGGCACATTTACAACAAGCTGAGGATCAACTACAAGTTGTTGCCGCTTTGGTAGAGGAAGAAAAATCATGATGGCGGATTGGGATTTTGTCGTAATGGTTATTGTGGTCACTATATTTCTTGTAGGGCTGTATTTTTATGCTCGCAATATCGAGCCCGGTTGTTCAGGTAATTGTCAACAGGGACGATTGCCTTGTGATTGTGTTCTAAACAAAAAGGATCAAGTATGAGTTTTAGGAATTGGTTTAGAAATTGGTTGCACAATGATGATGAAATAAAAATCTCCCGCGATAGCATGACTGTAGCAACTAGTGAGTTTGATACACCCATCAGACTCAGTATCACTCCTGCTCGTGGTGGTGTTGTGGTCACCACAAGGAATTATGATCGACAAAAGGATCGTAACAATGAGATTGTGCATGTGATACACGATGACGAAGATGTTGCTCGTCGCATTGGAGAAATTGTAGCCATGGAATTAATGAAAGCATGAGTAGCGGCAACTATGTATACACAGGCCAAGGCATGCAAAGCGGTTACGGCGCCGTTCCCATAGGCGGACTTACATTCAACTCAACAAATAAAATGAACTTACCAGGTATAACATTCAAAATCACATCAGCCAATGGTGGCAGCATCATCACTGTCACCGATGACAGTCGCAGAGAAAATCAAATCACAATAAGTGGTTACGAGCGTGAAGAGCTCTACATTATCCCCGACGGTGTAGAAGACTTTGACAAAGAGTTGGGTAAAATTATTACAATGCATAGGATGAAACAACAACATGAGTGAAACAATCGCAAGACCTGTGGTCAAAAACAAATACTGGATTGTGGAAAATTCCGGCAACAAGGTAGCCACCATACAGGCTATTGACGAAGGTGGCTACGCTTACGTACACAACGACCAACGTGAACGATTTGCCAGTATCAAATTGATCAGCAAAAAATACAACATTGAATTTGCCAAGCCTGCCCGGGACCGGTCTATTAAAAATGATGACGTGTACGGATATCCTTGTAACTCAAAGAGTCATAACGAAATTTATGATGTGGCACGTCGACTGCCCATATACAGCAAGAGTGCCAAGAGTCGTAGTTTCTTTTGCGCCGGTCATTACATGATCAAGTACAACCAAACTTGGATACATGAGTTGTGTCCAAAGTTGATTACATTAAATAGATACGAGTACCAAGGACCGTTCAAAAGCGAGTCTGAAGCCAAAGGAAAACAAAATGGATAATGTAAGCATTCACATCAAAAATTTTAACGACAGAGTTAAGGCCATGAACCAAACTCACAGTCGTGAGTTGACACTGTCTGCACAAGATGCACGTAGCCTACACTCAGATATCTTTGCTGTACTGGCACTGGTAACTGAAATCTCTGCCAAATTAGAAAATATGGGAGATAATATTATCCAATTGGGTGTGGACGGTGGTGGTTTCAAATAAACTACACAGTTATTGAGATAAATAATAGTATCAAGGAAAACTGAAAAATGTCGAGACCCAAACCAACTGTGCTCGTGGAGCATGTTAACAAAACAACATATAAAGCAGATCAAGTGTTGGCCAGCGACGGAATATGGGCAGTTCATTTTGAAGGTAAGCCTATCAATTTAAAGACACACAATATACTGGTGTCTTATCCCGGTCCCAAGTACAAAAAAGTCAGTTTCTCTAATTCAGGCCATGCCATCAACCTGTGTAAAAAACTCAACACCTTATTCAAGACCGACAAATTCACCGTTGTGTTGTTGACAGCAGGTGAACGCATCTACCCATAAACAACAAGAATTCCAAGAGCGATTCATCATCGCGGCTGGATATCCTGCGGAGCGTTTTACCGGAGTAGAGTTCACATGGTGGTTCAATCCCACCAATCACAACAGCATGAGGTTGACCCGTACCGGTTATGCTTGGACTATAAAACATAGTCAATGGAAGTATCACGAAATAAAGTTATCACATAAGATTAGTTCTAAGCATCTGTTACAATTGGAACGACAACTCCACCAACCGTATTTTGTAAAAGATTTGACACATCTGATAGTTTCGAGCGAAACTGATGCTGTTATGCTACAGTTACACGCAGGAAATTTATCACAATATCTTGACAACTTACAAAATATATGTTAAACTATATTCATGAATAACAAAGAACACCGCGCATTAGATTGCGAACTACAAAGACAACGCTACGCCGAAAATTCTGAACTGTTAAAAGGTTTGGGCTTTAATACTGACGTTATGAATATCAGACGTGTAGGCAGGGAATTAGCAACAGTTGATACTTGGCGCTACATGGAAGACAAGGACCTTGAAGACCTCAAGGATTGTGTAACTGACTATGACTTGTATGAGTGGGTAGTTAACACCCAACTTGATCCTGCATTGTTAAAAACAGGATTGGTGCTTGAGTTTGGTACTGCAACTGGTCGTACATTGAATCAGTTTGCTTACTGGTTGCCAAACAAAACTATCCATGGATTTGATAGTTGGCAAGGATTGCCTGAGAAGTTCAACGACTTGCCAGCAGGCCACTTTGCACAGGAACTGCCTAAGGTGTTGCCAAACTGCGAATTGGTACAAGGTTGGTTTGGAACTAGACCTCCACAAGATCAATCCAACATTGCAGAAAATATGGCACTGGCATTTGCCACCACTACACAGGAATCTATTGCACTTTTACATCTGGATGCGGATTTGTACTCCAGTACAAAAACAGTCCTAAGTGCGTTTGCTAAACATATTGTTCCCGGCACTGTGATTTTGTTTAACGAGTATTGGAACCATCCAACTTGGAAGAAACATGAATACCGGGCCTGGCAAGAACATTGTAAAATGCATAGCATTAAATACGAATACATTGGATATGCCAGTGATCATCAAGAAGTGGCAATTCGAGTAATCAAGTAGTTGACACAAAAAGATTTCTAGTGTAAACTAGAGACATGGTAGTGAATCCTACCTGCTAACCGATAAACAACACGGCAACATGGGGTTGCTGAGTTGTAATGGTTACGAACTAAAGGAAAATATCATGGCTACTGCCACGCAATCTTATGCGGCTACAAAAAACGCCGTCTTTCTTAACTCTTCTTCCAACCTTGTTGATCTTGTCAAGCGTCTAAACGACACCATTGCCGCAATGCCCATCCAGGCACAACGCAATTGGCAGGCAAAACTTGCCAAAGCACTGGCAACATTTAAAAAGAACCACCCCGGCTTGACGAGTATAAACGATCCCAAACGATTCCGTTTGTGTAAGAGCCTGGTGGGCAAACTCCGAGACATTGTAATTGATACCACAATGCAACGGGAACCCAATTTGCAATGGATCCTTACCATCATTGAAAACTTCCGTGCATATCAGGCACAACCTATTCAAGTGTATGCCACTGGTGAGCAGTGGGGTGGGTGGGATGGTCAACACACCTCGATAGCCTTGTACTTGATTGCTGTACACGGACTTGGCGAAAACTTTGACGATGTTGAAGTACCTATCAATGTGTACGATATTTCAAGTCGTGGCGAACTTCGCAGTAATTTCATTAACAACAACACCACAGTGGGCAAAAACGCAGGCAAAAAGCCTCTGGACATTATCGACATCTTTATGCAAAAGATTTACGGTGTTGAAGTTGATGGTGTTAACGAACCCGAGTGGGTTGAAGCACACCATAAATGGAAATACATTGCCGCGGCAGACATGTTCCTAACAGCAGAAAAGTTCAATGACACTGACCAAGCAGGTGCTATTAGTCGTCTCAATGAATTGGATGCGGCCACAGTGGCGGTGGTGCGACAATTTGCTGTGTATGGCCGATATGTTGTTGCATCTCAACAACGCCCGATTAACACAAAAGAAATTCCTATCATTATTGAATTCCTAAACTTGTGTGAACAACAAGATATCACGTATACCGATGCCGAACTTGAAGACCTGGCACAACATTGTATTGACTTGTTTAACGCAAACTTTGATGCCAAAGGTCCATACTGGGACCAAGTGCATCAAGCCAACATGAATGCATGGACCAAGCACAATCGGAATCGTCCCAAGACTGATTGGAGTGATCCACCACGCAACAGCAAGAACACACCACAAGGTACGGCATTCTTTTGGCATCAACTAAACAATAGTTGGGTTCCTGCACAGCCCACAGGCTTTAAATTTCCCAAGATGCCGTTTAGTGCATACACACCCGACGCAAAGGACTTGTTTTAATATGAGTCACTTTTTATACATTCATCCCTGTATGGCAGGTACATCTGACGTATGGAAGATTGGAGTTACCAAAACACCTTATTCGGCTGTGCGTGGTCGCCAAAAATACACCTGGGCCAAGTTTGGCCTTACACATTTGTATTTTGGAGAACCCAACGATGTGTTGTGGTTAGAGCAACGAATCAAAGACATCTACCAGAACTTGTCGGGCAAGGCCATACAGGGTTACGGAACTGAGTTGTTCAAGATTGCAATAAAACAACTATGTGCTGAGATCAATGGCCTTATCGAAAAATGCAATCTCAAAGTGATTGCAGTCAGTCTCAAAGAACCCTATACTGCAAGTTCAAGTGGCAAATGTCCTTTTGGTATTCCCAGTGAAATCTATGCTGATTTCTTTCTTGAATCTGTAGCAGATGAAGTTTTTAGTCAACCAACTTGGCCTAAGACTTTAGGCAAACAAGTATTTTTAAAGAGTTAATATAATGAAACCCCTAATTGAACGTGTCACTGGGTTTGCACAAAAGAAACCCACACCTGTAAAACGTGGCGGTGCCAGTTACGACTCCACATATAAATTTTGTGTGCGTGGATTGAAACTGTGTGTTTGGATGTATCGACGTCTTAAGGTTGAGGACCAAACTGCACGTTTGATTAGGGACGTCATGGACTTCTTGTTGCGTAGGTATCATGGGTACGCCATCAAGGAAAACATTGGAGCCCATTATTACGAAAAAGGTTTGCCACACGGAACCAAAACTGAATTTGAACATGTGATACCTGCAAGTGTGGCACGAGACATGTTGTTGTATGATCGCCTTACCATTGACGAGGCTTTGAATATCCCAACTTGTAAGTTAAGCAAGAGCAAACACAAGAAGTTGAACTCAACTAAATTAGGTTCAACCACTCCGGACATTTATAACTTTTGGCAACGCTACCAAAGCCTCAACATCAGTGTGGAAACACATGATGGCACGGCAGTTGATTTAAAAACTTGGAATTTGGACACGCACTATCAAAAGTTTTTAGGCTCAAAATTGCTTAAATTTTAAGCAGAAAAAGGTAATACTCTAGTACTACTTTTTTGTTGTACTAAAACAACACCCGATTTGCCCGAAATTTGACCCCGAATGGTATCTATTATATAATACTTGTATGGTGTTTAAAAAGGAGCTAAAATGTTGAAATTTGCAAACGTCGCTAAAGTTGGAGATACAATCCGTGCATACGATTTCAAGCCCATGAAGGGCCGTGAAGATTGTTTTGTAGAAGGTGTTGTTAAACGAATTGACAATAAATTATATGATGCTTTTGTAATTGAAGTCACATATGATTCTTGGGACGAGGACACCGAGGGTAAACAAATACACGGTCGTGTTGGCAAAGAAATTTTGGTTCCATTTGAAGTCAGCTTCATGGAATTTGACGCCCGTGTTATGAACTTGAGCCGCTAATAACGGTTGACCCGAAAAGGCATCTTTTGTATAATACTTGTATAGAAACTAAAAAGGGGTTAGAAATGTCAGAAGTAAATGCAGTTCCGTATTTTGGTATGTTTACAGATGCCGGCAATGTAGAAGTTTCCGTTATTGTAGAACATGCCAAGTCCAACAGCCTCAATTGGCCCCAAACGTATAAACTGTTGGAACAATTGGCAAAGGTCCCGGGCTATGGCGAAGTGTTGGACACCATGGTTCGTGAAATTGTGTATGATGCTTTGAGCTTTGAAACTACTTTTTACATTTAATTTTTAACAATCGGAGAACTTAAAATGACTTCAAACAAAACCGCACTAACTGCAATAGTTGAATGGGTGAACTTTCGCAAGAGCCTTGGTGTTTCATCAGTCAAACGGGTTGAACTGCAAGTTGCCGCAGAAATGTCTAACAATTTAGAACTTATTGTTTTAGATAAAGAAACATTAGAAGAAGTTGCACGCCTAACAGGCGGTACATATATTACTAGTACTGGTGCCAAATCAAAAATCGTATTTTAATTTGACAGTAAAAGACATCTTTAGTAAACTAGATTCTGTGTTAGTAACAAAGACATTTTTTAAGGAGTAAGTAATGTCCGTGACCGAAAACCGTAGTGTAACCCCCAATGAATGCCGTAGCCGTGTGCTTCGTGCATTTAAAAACAAACGCCCTGTGTTCTTATGGGGTCCTCCTGGAATTGGTAAGTCAGAATTGATTGCTGGCATTACTGAAGACTTGGGTGGACACATGATTGACCTGCGCCTGGGTCAGATGGAACCCACAGACATTCGTGGTATCCCGTTCTTTAACAAGAACAAAGAAGTCATGGATTGGGCTCCTCCTATCGACTTGCCTGATGCAGAGATGGCCAAGCAATTTCCTATTATTGTGCTATTCCTAGACGAAATGAATAGTGCGGCTCCGGCTGTACAGGCCGCGGGTTATCAACTTATTTTGAACCGTCGTGTTGGTAAGTACCATTTGCCAGACAATGTTGTAATTGTTGCGGCAGGTAATCGCGAAAGCGACAAGGGTGTTACTTATCGTATGCCTAGTCCGCTGGCAAATCGCTTTGTTCACTTGGAAGTGCGTCCGGACTTTGAGAGTTGGCAACAATGGGCTGTGGGACAAAAAATCCACAAGGATGTTGTGGGTTACATCTCCTTTGCCAAACAAGACATGTTTGACTTTGATCCAAAGAGCGCAAGTCGTGCATTTGCCACCCCACGTACCTGGACCTTTGTGAGCCAGTTCTTGTATGACGAGGATGCAACCGACGCTGAATTGGCTGACTTGATTGCAGGTACAGTAGGCGAAGGCCTGGCTCTTAAGTTTATGGCACACCGCAAGGTTGCAAGTCAAATGCCTAATCCAACAGAAATTTTAAGTGGCAAGGTCAAGGACTTGAAGGTCAAAGAAATCAGTGCCATGTACAGTTTGACAATTAGCCTGTGTTATGAACTTCAAGACAGTTTCAAGAAACTGGGCAAGGATAAACTTGCAGACTGGCATGCCCAAGCAGACAACTTCCTTGGCTTTATGATGGCTAATTTTACTACCGAGTTGGTTGTTATGGGTGCTCGTGTTGCACTTACCACATACAACCTGCCCATGGTACCGGGCAAGATGAAGAACTTTGACGAGTTCCATAAGCGTTTCGGTAAGTACATTATTGCGGCGTCAGGCAAATAAGTTCCGTTGGTCGCGGGTGGGGGCAGATGTAAATCGTAAGTCCCCCTTATTAAGGATTGGTAAAATGGAATTTGTTGTCCCAGAAGATTTTGTAGAAATTAATCCGCTACCACCTGTGTTGCGTATGCTGGGTCCTTTTTATATTAAACGGGTAGATGGACAACCAACACAAATTGGATATCGTACAACGGCCCAACATCAGCGTACCCCACAGGGCCATGTTGGTGGTGGTATCTTACTTAACCTATGCGATTTTGCCATTGGCTATGTGGTTGGAATTGAACACTTTGGTTCAATGAAAGGTGTGCATAATATTGCCACCATCAGTTTGAGTACAGACTTTATTGCCAGTCCAAAGATAAACGAATGGTTGGTGACCGAAGTAGAAGTGCTCCGTGTGGGCAATAGGGTTGGGTTTGGTCAATGTATTGTTAAATCAGACAACCGTATTGTTTGTCGTGCAAGTGCCAACTTTGCTATAATTGAGCTTAAACCTGTTTGACCCAAAAAGACATCAATTGTATAATTACATTATAGAAATCAAGGAGTTTGTATGTCAGATGTAGTAGAAAAAGAAAAAGTAGTAACAGTTACCAATCCAAAAACTGATGCCGCAGTTCGTGAAAAATTAATCACTGCTCGCATTGGACTCTTGCTCAAGGCTCCGTTCTTTGGTAATCTTGCAACCCGCATGACCTTGGTCAATGCAGATGACTGGTGCCCCACTGCCGCAACAGACGGCCGCAAATTTTATTATAATTCAGAATTTGTAAACAAAATGCCACTCAAGCAGGTGGAATTCTTAGTGGGACACGAAGTGCTACATGCGGTGTATGACCATATGGGTCGTACCGGAGATCGCGATCGCAAAATTATGAACATTGCGGCAGACTATTGTGTTAATGCTGACTTGATTGAGCAACGCATTGGTGAGAAGATCACTGTATGTGGTATGTTGTACGATCCCAAGTACAAAGGCTGGAGCATGGAAGAAGTCTATGATGACTTGATGAAGAATGCCAACAAAATTGATATTGGCAAACTGGCCCAAATGGTCTTGGACGAGCACTTGGATGGTGAAGGCGAGGGAGAAGGCGACAGTAAAGACGGCAAGGGTCGCCCTAAACTAAGCGAAGCTGAACGCAAGGCCATCAAAGACGAGATCAAAGAGGCTGTACTACAAGCCGCTCAGGCCGCTGGTGCTGGTAACTTGCCCGGTGGTGTTAGACGCATGATCAAGGACTTGACAGAACCCATGATTGGTTGGAAAGAATTGTTGGAGCAACAAATTCAAAGTACTATCAAGAACGACTTTACATTTGCTCGCCCTAGTCGTAAAGGTTGGCACATGGATGCCATCATGCCTGGCATGAAGCCTGGAGAAACTATCGATATCTTTATTGGCATTGACACATCTGGTAGTATCGGTCCAGAAGATTTAAAAATCTTCTTTAGCGAGATCAAAGGTATCATGGATAGTTATACTGAGTACAAGATACATGTTGTAGGTTGGGATACTGAGATTGGTGGTGTTGGTGAGTTTACTAGCGACAACATGGCAGACATTACCGAGTTTGACCCTTTGGGTGGTGGTGGCACTGATCCCATGTGCGTGTGGCAGTACCTGCGTGAAAACAACATAGAACCCAAGAAGTTGATCATGTTCACTGACTATTGTTTCTTTGGATGGGAGCCTAGTACAGTTGAAAACTATTGCGATACAGTTTGGATTATCAAAGGTAACCCCAGTGCTGAACCTGAGTTTGGTGTGTGGGCACACTACGAAGAAGCCGCAAAAGGAAAATAAAATGAATGTACTCAATAGTGTAAATACTACAGCAGTGGATGAGAAAGATATTCCTGCATTGCCAGAGCCAACTTACCATAATGCGCCCGAAGATTTGGAAACAGCAATCGAGCGCATTATGGAATTGGAAATGCGTCTAGAGGATTTAAGTCGTGCAGTGGAAATTGCACAAATTACTCGTCAGTTTGAAATACTCGAAGGTTTTAAATCGCAGGCTGATGAGTGTTTACAAAGTAAGATTGTAATCGAACAACCCGATTATGGTCCAATGAAAATTACTATTGTAACTGACGAAAAGAAAAAGAAAAAACGAAAGGAAAAAACAAATGTATGATACTATGACACTGGGCACCTATCGAGATGCCCCCGCAATCAATCAAGCAATGGGCCGTGTGTATTTTCACATGATGTGTGCTGTTGTTGTCAGCATGTTGGTCAGTGCCTGGGTAGGCAACGATCCAACACTAATGCAATTCTTTTTTACCGGGGCAATGAAATGGGTAACTATTTTTGCACCCTTGGTGGCCATCTTTGGGGTGAGCTTTGCTCTTAATGCAAACCCGCCCAAGGAAGTGGCAGTGACCTTGCTACATGGTTTCGCGGCCTTGATGGGTCTTAGTTTTGCCAGTATCTTTGTGGTGTTTAGTATGGGCAGTATTGTTACAGCCTTTATGGGTGCAGGAGTGTTGTTTGGTACCTTGAGCCTGTATGGATATTTTACCAAACGAAATCTTGATAGTGTTGGCAAGTACATGTTTATTGCTCTTATTGCAATTATCATTGCCAGCTTGATTAATATCTGGATTGGGTCAAGTGTGTTCCAAACTGTTATTAGTGCCATTGCTATTGTGGTGTTCATGGCCTTGACTGCATACGACACACAACAGATTCGCGAAATGGTAAGTGTGGAAAGTGATGAGCCTGTGGAAATAATTGGTGCATTGACTTTGTACATGGATTTCATCAACATCTTTATTCACTTACTACAGTTAATCGGTGTTATGCCAGGCAAAGACGAGTAATGCTACGATACAAAGAGGTCAATGCCCTGGCGGTGTTTGGCTTGCGTAGAGTCGATCACTGCCCTCCTCATTTTACCGCTGTGGATTTTGATCTACGCTCAAACGATAAAACCATATCTGATTGGATTTATACACATTTAGAAGGGCGATTCTTTTTGGGTGACCGTTACAATAAAACGGACACAGGATCAATCACAATGAACAAATGTGCCAGTTTTGAGCTGCCTGGCGAAGCCAGTTATTTTGCAATTCAGCTGGATCAAATTAATATATTTGCCGACTTCTAAAAAATTTCTCCGCGAGTTTTATCTTGGTTAAATAATAGTAGTTAATGTTAACCTGGAGAAACAAATGGAACAAGATACTCAAGCACCTGAACAGCAACCTGTAAATTTAAGTCTACAAGACTTGTTGATAGTAGTGCAAACTCTGCAAGTTGTTACACAACGTGGCGCAATACGTGCAGATGAAATGACTAACATCGGTGGACTATATGACAGATTGGTTAGTTTCTTAACTGCATCTGGTGCAATCAAACCAGCTGGTAGTGAAGAATCGGCTGAGTCAATCAGTGACGAAGAACCAACTAAACCCAATCAAGGAGAATAATATGTTAAAACATATCGCCAGACACAATCAACAAAAAGCTATCGTAGTATATCGTAGCGTACCTAGCGAAGAGCATATGGCACTCATTGTATACAGTGATGCTTTGCCCCGTGCTGTACATGACAATCTAATGAGAGCTGTAGAAAGTCCCGAAGGACAAAACACCCCGGATCTAGCAGATGTGTTATTCCGAACACTGGACAATGAAGGTGGAAAATTATTAACAAACCTACACAAAAGTGGTTGGATGAAAAAAGTTCCAACTAACCAGGTTATTGTTACACCAAATAATAAAACCACAATTCGTTTAGATGAACTAAACAAGTTACTATCTGAAATGGCTAAAGGTGACGAGGCTGTTAAGCGCATGTCTGATCTAGATTCGTCGCGTGGTGCAACAGGTAAACAAAATAGAAAAACAATAGTAGAAAAAGAAGTTGGAGTTCCTCCCAACAGTCGTGCAGGTGAAGTGATTCTTCCTGAAAGCGGTTTCCTAACTGATGCGGATCTTGCCGCACAACGGTTAGAACAATCTGCTCAAATGAAGAAGCAGGCAGAACAATTATTAGCAGAGGCCAAACGCCTTGAAACCGAAGCCCAATCACTAACACCGCACAATGTCACAACAACCAAAAAAACCAAAACAGCCAAGAAGCAAGCGGCTTAAGGTTAGCAAAAAAGAACAGTGGGAACGCATCCTCAAAGACATTGATAAGTCGGATGCTCCTATTAGTTGTCTAGAATCCATTCAAGTTAATCTCAAAGATGGAACTAGCGTAATTGTAGACATAAAACAATTAATTGCCGAGGGACAAGATCCTGCTGTAGTTGAGTTTATGGTTCAAAGTAAACTCAAGGCCCTAGATCACATCATCGATGATGTTGATTTTTATATCAGTGTAGACTCTGTAGCAAAAACAGTACAGCCAATAACTGATAGTATTCTCAAAGACCTTTAATATGATAAAAGCATTATTTGCCGTCGATCAATTTGGCGGAATGGGATACAACGGCGGTTTGCCTTGGCCACACAACCGAGCCGATCTAGCACATTTCCAAAAATTAACCATGGGGCATGTCGTTGTTATGGGCCGCCGGTCATGGGATGATCCTGCATTAAGTAAACCCCTACTTGGACGAACTGTATATGTGGCCACCAATCGATCGGTAACAGCAGGGCGTATATCCGGCAACATTGTGGAAGAAGTTTTAAAATTAGAAAAGATACACTCTAACAAAATTATCTGGATTGTTGGTGGTCCGGATATTTTGAACGAATGTCGTGATTTATATGATGCTATTCACTTGACACACTTCAAGGGTTCGTATAAAATAGATACTAAGATAGACTTAAAATCATTCTTATCTGGCTTTACTACAGAGTATGCCAGCGTAGCCGAAGACATCCAATCAACCTTTATTAGATATGAACCAATATTTAAACGCACTCGAGGAAGTCCTAACTAAAGGCACAGTCCGAGATGATCGTACAGGAGTAGGCACTATCGGCCTGTTCGGTATGCAACAACGATATAACTTGGCAGAAAGTTTCCCTGCTATAACTACTAAAAAGCTCGCTTGGAAAAGTGTAGTATCAGAGTTGCTGTGGTTCATCGAAGGTTCAGGAGACGAAACTCGCTTGCGAGAGATATTACATGGTAGTAAGCAGTCGGAAAAGACAACTATCTGGACTGGCAATGCCACAGCATCTTATTGGAAACCCCGGGCAAAGTTTGAGGGTGACTTAGGTCGCGTATACGGAGTACAATGGAGGCATTGGCGTACACCGGTTGAGCACAAAGCAATGAGTTTCAAAGACGATTTTGGTACTACATACAACAGACAAAGTAGCATACATTTTAAAGAAGTTGATCAATTAATTACATTAATCAACGGCATTCGGCAAGACCCACACGGACGACGACATATACTTTCTGCATGGAACCCAGGCGAATTAGATGCCATGGCCCTGCCCCCGTGTCATGTGCTTGCTCAATTTTATGTAAACAACGGCCGACTGAGTTGCCAAATGTATCAAAGAAGTTGTGACATGTTTTTAGGAGTCCCTTTTAATATCGCAAGTTACTCGCTACTCACAGCGATGATAGCTCAAGTGTGCGGCCTAGCGGTTGGTGAGTTCGTTCATGTACTCGGCGATGCACACATCTACCTAAATCATGTTGAACAGGTAAAAGAACAATTAACTCGTGAACCATTACCTGCCGCAACTCTTTGGCTTAACCCTGATATCACAGACATTACAGGGTTTACTATGCAAGATATCAGACTAGATGGCTACACCAGTCACGGTGCTATTCAAGCGGAGATGGCTGTATGATTGTAATGCACTATCCGCCGGGTGCAAGAGGGGATTTTCTTGGTGGGTTGTTGTTGGATACTATACAGGAAACAAAAAATTTTGCTGTTGCCACACCACCACCAGGAAAATACACAAAGATACATCACTGTGAACATTGGAATTGGTTAGATACATCTGATACTATTAAAATTAGAATAGACAGTAATAACAATTCAGAAAATCTAATCAGAATTGCAATGCAACACCTGTTAAAAAACACACGTACCCAATTGGTATATTTGGAAGATGAGTTTGATCATATCTATGTTTATATCAAAGATATACTCAACAGAGACAAAGAGTGTTTTTTGCACAAGCACAAATACGATTACTGGATTGATTTTAGTTACTTGTCCGACGTAGATTTTTTGTACGAGTTGTACATGCAAATAAATCACACAACACCCGACGATAAATTATTTAAAAATGCTGTGGACAATGTAACAAAACAAAAAACAGAATTATCAACAAAACATAAAAAACTAGCAGAGTTGTTGGATTTTGAAATTAAGTTAGATCTATTGAACATGTGTAGATCATTTACACATACAGATTTTATTGAATCGCCAGATACAGCAAAATTTTTAAAATTAAAAAATTATTCAAACACCCCATTTAATTAAAAGGTATAGTATATGAAGTTTATTGTAACAGGAGGTGCTGGCTTTATTGGGCACAATGTAGTACAGCAACTAGAAGCACTGGGACACGAATGCTTTATCATCGACAATATCACCAACTATGGCTTTGTCCCTAAAGATGAATTGGAATATTTGTCTAGCAGGCGCAAAGATCGTATTCGTTCAAATGTGCATCATATTGATTTACGCAACATAAAACACGTAGACGATTTCTTTAGAGCATTTGCTAGTGGATGTGCGGCGGTTATACATCTTGCTAGTTTCCCCAGACAGAAAGTAGTCAGTGCCAATCCTGTGTGGGGTGCTGAAGTTATGAGTACTGCATTAGTCAACTTACTGGAACAAACAAAGAATCATCGTATTCCTAAATTTGTTTATATCAGTAGCAGTATGGTCTATGGAGACTTTGATGATGACGTAACCGAAGACTACAACTGTCGGCCACAGGGACAATATGGCATCATGAAACTAATGGGAGAACACCTGGTTCGAGACTATACTCGTCGTGCCTGCTTTGATCATACCATTATTCGGCCAAGTGCTGTATACGGCGAGTTTGATGTTGAAGATAGGGTTGTTAGCAAATTCATGCTGTCAGCAATGCGTGGTGAAGTGCTCCGAGTCAATGGAGCCAACGAAACCCTAGACTTTACCTATGTGGAAGATGCCGCCCGTGGTATTGTACAAGCAACTCTTGATTCTAACGCTAAAAATAAAACCTACAACATCACAAAAAGTCATAGTACTACTCTATTAGAGGCCGCAACCTTGGCTATTAAAATTGCAGGTCGGGGCACAGTAGAAGTTCGCAACAAGGACGCAGACTTTCCAAGTCGCGGTGCACTGAACATTGCGGCCGCACGTAGGGACTTTGGATTTGATCCCAAAGTTGATGTAGAGGAAGGCTTCCGCAGATATCATGCATGGTTTAAAAAGAGCTCATATTGGAAAACGCGAATCTAATCCCTTTCTTTGGTATTCGTCGACAGTATGCTCTACACAGAGAAGAGCTGTTGACTGCCATTGATGATGTGTACCGGTCTGGACAAGTACTAGATGGCATGTACACCATGCGTTTTGAAGAAGCCATTGCCCGTAGATGTGACAGAGCCTATGCCATCACAGTCAACAGTGGCACACAGGGACTAAAGTTTGCATTACAAGAGTTTGAAGATGCAGACGACGCTTTAATAATCCCTGCTATTAGTTTTGTTGCCACAGTAAACATGGCCGCACAATCTGCATTTAAAAATACACACATGGTCGATGTTGATGCACAGGGATTGATGTATTTAGAATCACTAGAACGGGCGCACATCGAAGACAATGTCACCACTGTGATGTATGTTAACTTGTACGGCAACACCATTGACTACGATAGATTTAGACTGCAAACCGAATTCTTTACTTCGCAACGATTGAATGTGATTGAAGATGCCGCACAAAGTTTTGGTGCCAGTTACCGAGGTATCCCTAGCGGTAAGATGGGTGACATCAGTGTGTTAAGTTTTGATCCAACTAAAAACTTAAACAACTACGGGTCGGGTGGTATGGTCCTAACTGATGATGCTCGTATAGCATCAAACATACGCAACGAGCGCAACAATGGTAAAGAGTCTGATCACGAATATTCAGGTACCAACAGCAAAATGAGCGAAGCTGATTGTGCTCAGATGTTGGTTAAACTACAGTACTTTGATGCTTGGCAAGAACGCAGAACTCGCATTGCTGAATACTATAGTACAGAATTATTGAAGTTTGTTGATGTGCCTGCGGCCACACCGGGTGCTGTCCATGCTTGGCACAAGTATGTAATTCGAACAAAAGAACGCAGTAAGTTACAAAACCAACTGACCATTGCCGGAATTGAAACAAAGATTCATTACAACAAGACCCTGTTTGATTACCCAGTGGGAGAATGTTATGGTCCGGATCCTGTTACAGGTAGTTTCTGGGAAGCAACTCGCCTTACCAGGGAATGCCTAAGCCTTCCTATATATCCCGAACTTGCTGATGATGAGGTTGAGCGTGTGGCGGAAGCTGTTAGAGACTTTTACTGGTAATTTATTTCTTACGAGCCTTTGCTCTACCAGCCTTCATGTTGGCCAACCAGTGTGCCATGCGTTGCTTTTCACCTGATGAATTCTTTGCTGTCTTGCGTAATGAACTTACACTGGCCTTGGTATTGACACCTGAGCGTTTGGCCAATCCTTTACGTCCGGGATTTTTACCATCAGCAAAGTTTTCGTTTAATCCAAATCCATCCCGAACAGCATTCATTAGTTCGCTCACACTGGCTTCTGTGGTTGGAAGTGTATCTTGTTCGCCAATATGCGGGTCGCCTTCTTCAACAGTACCCAACGCATAAGTGAACATACTGTCACCTTCATTGTCAATGATAACAATATAGTATTCATCAGTCATTGCGCCACGAGTCGTGAATATAAAAGATCCATCGTCTTTACGCTGGCCTTTCCACCCCATGGCTCTCATTGCGCTGTTGATTTTATTCACAACTTCTGGCCAAGGTAACATATTGCCTAATGAGAAGCCTTCCGCCACACCCGGTGTATGTGTGGGTTGTGTCAATTGAGAGAACTCACGCCTGGCATGTTGTAGGGCATCAACTGCATGAGTTGATGACATTGCCTTCTTTCTTTTGTCAGTCTTTTTCCATATGACCGCGGCTTGACCATTGTCAATACTTTGTATTTGACCTATCTGCCATGGATTGTCTGGATGTCGTACCCAGTCGCCGCGATAGACGCCTTCCGTCATGCCTTGTAGATTCTTCTTGGCATATGATAGTTGTATTTTAGGAATCTGTAAGTTTAATCCTGGTGGTGGCCAGGTGGCCATCTGTGGGTGTGGCGCCGGGTCCAATGGTGGTGGTTCTCCGGGTCTTGGTTGATTACTTGCTTTCCATTGCTTCTCTGCTGTAAGATAATCTTGATACTGCTGGTTATATGCTTGTTGGGCCTGAGTAAATATGGCCTGATATGCGTCCATTACTTGAATTATATAATTAAAGTAAGTGGCACTCACTTTGAATTCTTGTGGATTTGCCGTTGCCCATTTGTTTATATCATCTCTGAAATTGTCGATTATTCCATTTGCGTACGATGTAACAAAAGTTTCTCTCTCGCCTGGCGGTTCATAGTATATGCTTTTTTGTAAATGTCCTAAATAACCTTGTAATCGTGCAGGAATACTTTCCAAGTAACCCTCAAGGCTACCATCATGTTGTCCACCTTGGGTGGCCCCTGTTCCGTGCTGTGTTGAAAAATCTTTGTAATACTCATCATTCTGTATACCAATAACTGAGTTAGTTCCGGCGACACCGTGAAACCCCACATTCATTTGTTTAAAGGCTGTGTCTATGGCCGTACCGCGGTCGCCTTTGTAGTATTGGGCTTTAATGCCATTGGGAACACTACTACCTTCGGGTGCCAATACAATAGCACGACCCAAGTTTATTTCGCCTTCGTTGTTGAATCTATACCAGGTGTCTTCTGCTCTAGCACCGGCGGCTTGATCTCTTGGCATCTCTGCAGGATTTGCAATGATCACATACTTACCGGGAAATTTACCCATATTATGATCGCCCACCATGCTATTAACAGTGAAGTGTAGGGTGTTTCTCTGACTATGACCGTTAAACCTAGCGATTGCAGTCAATGATCCATCACCATTGGCCTGTATGTTATCCAACCCATCAACAACTCTGACTAATCTATAACCACCGGCTGGTGCTTCAGTAAGAGTAGATTCTACAATGATGTCTTTGATTTTCACTGCTGACTCCTTTTGGCCACATCCTGTTTGCTGATTTCTTCTATGTCCTTGTCTGCTACTATTTGCACAGGAATACTTTTTGTATCCGACAATTTATAGGCCCAGAATCTATGATGTCCATCTAACACTTGATATCCATTTTTGTATTTGCGAACCAACAATGGAGGAAGTTTGTCACCCTTCTTTAAGCCAGCAATAATCTTTTCAACATTGGCTCGGCTCTTAGGTTGTTGCATCTTTGAATCTGGCTCGAACCCCACTAGCCTATTGGCAGATATGTTGACTACCGGCAAGCTATCAAACCCTGCGTCATCTACTTCTGCCCCAAAATAGCCAGGGTCTGTGTATAATTTGATCTTGCCTTCTGTGAGTTTCTTAGCAGGAACCCAGGCCATGATATCAGTTCGATTCAATAGTTCTGCCGCGGCCCAGGCTCTATGTGCCCCATCCAGTATGTGTCCTTCAGCATCCGCCACAACAGGTTTTTTATCTACATGGTGTTGACTATACTCTCTAGCATGGTCAACATCAACAAACATGGCTCGACCATATGGATCATTGCCTTCGTCTTCATCATTGGGTACATGTAGACTAGACAATGGCACACGCTTTAATTCATATTGCGGGTTACGCATTATTAATCGTTTTAAGAACCCGCCACCTTGTTGGTCTTTGGGATGAATGCCACCCACATAATCCCATATCTGCTCTGCGCTGGCCATGTTTGAGGATTCTACAATGATGTCTTTGATTTTCACTGCTGAATCCTTTTGGCAAATGCCACAGCCTTGTTGATATCTTCTCGTGTGAACCGTTTCAATTCACCGCGCTGTACCAACTGTTGAATATCTGCTAGATCAAGGTCTGCGTATTGGGTTTCAAAGCCGCCTGTGACATCTTCACCCACCAGGGCTTCTTCACTGTCAAATCGACCGCGGCAGTCATATGCTGACCCATCTGAGGCAACCGTGTACACATGATCCACTCGATATTCATCATCTTCGGCCGTATCGTCTTCCCACCCCACATGAGCACGGATCTGCCACGCAGGGTGCAACATCTTCAGTGCAATGGCCATCACATGACAATGCCCGGCCATGTAGTCTTGGTCTTCGTTTACATTTTTTTTGACTTGTCTCAATGTGTATGTGACCTGGCCGGTGCGGTGATGTTGCCGAACCTGGTAACCCATGGCGCTGGCATAACGATTGACCATTCTATCATACAGTTTGGCACGACTTTCAGGATTTATATTGGTACCGTATGGCGCCATGTCCACTTGGGGATCTTTACTGGCTGAGAATTCAATTGATTCAGGATTGTGTGCGTGAACAAATTGTCGAATAGCCGACAGCACTGTGGCAAACACTTCTTGTGCATTGCCTGCACCTGTGACTTCTTGGCTGTTGCCTCTCCAGAAGCTGACTGACCAGTCTGTGGGTGAGTCATTTGTCCAGGCCTCGGGCTCAAACATCACACTTAGTGCGGTGCCGTCTGACAATCGGGCAATGGCGTCAACTGCTTCACTTTCTTCACTTTGTTCCCAGTCAATACCTCTGGGTTGATCAAAGGCTTCTGTTATGCCTGTGCTCCGGCGTACCCCAAATTCAAAATTTTCATCGCCGGGGTTGTATCCTTTAATGAACTTGTAATAATATTCTTCTGCCTGTGCAGGTGTGTTGGCTTCGAAACGATCAATGACACGAGCAGGATTATTGACATCATATATTTCATAATTCTTGTTCAGGCGTTCACGAGCTTGACTCATGCGGTCCAATCTGCGACTGATTTGACGGTCTGATCGACTTAGATAATTTTGCAGTAACCGGTCACTGATTTCGTTCAGCTCTTCGCCCATGGTCTTTTGAACCGGCCGCCAGTGGAACACAGTCATGCCCATGTTGGGATATTCTTCGTGCGCCCACTTTGCGCCTAATATGTCCTGTATCACCGGAACAAAATACTTGCGATACAAGCCGGCACGATTATCTTCCTTGGCTGTAAATGATATGCCGGGAGGACGAGATTTTTTAATATATTCTGGTAATCGTTGTTTGACCACATTGAGAACTGTGCTCAATATTTTGACAGTACTCTTGCTGGCACTTGTGGGCCGACTAGGTGTGTCATAGTTGCCATTCACAGTGAATGTAATGTGTAAGGTGTCGTTAAACTCACTGCGGTCAAAGAACACATCTACCCACTGATTGTCCACTGTGGCATGAAACAGGCTATTTTTTCTTTTGCGATTGGCTTTGTAGTCAGCAGGTGCGTTGCCTAGTTCGTTGATCTGATCTTCTGCCACAGCAGGTTCTTGCTTGGGTTGTTTGACTGGTTTCTGTATTTGTGTCAGCGTATAGGTTGCGCCACCAGGATAATCTTGTCTTGTCAAATTGTAACCGGTGCCGCTGATATAGCGTTGAATCATTCTATCATACAGTCGAGCTCTACTGCCTGTGGGGTCGTCTTCTTTTTCTGCGCTAAAATTCAACATTGCTGGTTTACGCTTGGCAATAAATTGCCGCATGGCCGTCAGCACAGTGGCAAACACTCGCTGGGCATCGCCTTCTCCGGTGATCTCCATGTTTTCATCACGCTCAAATTCCACCATCCACTGGTTGTCGCCTTGAGACATGAACAGCACAATTAACTCACTGCCGTCATCTAAATCGGCTGTGGCATGCCAGTCACCATTTGTTTTGGTCCATTGTATAGCGTAAGGTTGATCAAAGGCTTCGGACAGCTCTGTTTCTC